GCAGTACTGGTTGCAGTGGTTCACCGAGGGCACCGTGCCGGGCGGGTTCGCAACCCTGCCCGAATCGATCAACACGCCCGACCAGATCCGCCAGTATCAGGAATATTACGACGACATGCACGCAGGCAATGTTGAGGAAAAGCACCAGATCGAATTCATGCCGCACGGCACAGTTTTCGAATGGCCGAAGGACGGCCAGTTCAATTCCGACTTTGCCCTGTTCCTCATGCGGGAAGTATGCGCCGCCTACGGTGTGACACCCAACGACTTGGGATGGACGGAGGATGTCAACCGGGCCACCGGCGACACGCAGGTAGACGTGCAATTCCGTATCGGCACCCTGCCCCTGATCCAGCATGTCCAGGACATCATCAACGGCTACCTGCAGGACGATCTTGGTTTGCCGGTCAAGTTCGAATTCGACACCGGCCAGGAGTCCGAAGACCGGTTGGCCACCGCCCAGTCATGGGTTGCCGGCATCACCGTCGGCGCTGTCAGTGCCGACGAAATGCGGCAAGAAGTGTACGGGATGAAGATCGACAACGACCGGCCAATCCCGCGCGGCCTCATCAGCGCCCGTGCCGGGTTCATCCCGTGGGAGGCGATCCTTGCCGTGGCCGGGCCTATCGACCCGGAAACCATGGCACCCGTGGACACGCAGCCGTTGGCTTTGCTGCCGTACAACAGCATTGACGGTGTGATGCCGCAGAAGATCCCCGGTGCCGCGAACTTCACGCGTGACCCGATCAACCCGGATGACCCGCAATTCCCCAGCAATGAGGGCGTTATTGAGTCCACCGGCACGATTGCGTCAACTACGCCGATTGTGGCGAAGGCTGCCGGTGGTGTGGATGAGCTGCTGAAATTGGAGCTTGCCCAGTTCCGTGCGTTCACGAAGGCCCGCGCGAAAACGGGCCGGTGGCGTGATTTCCGGTTTACCGTCCTGAACGGTACGGACGCGGCACGGTTGAACGCTGACGCACGCCAGACGGTGGTGAAGGCATCCGCCGACGCTGACCCAAAAGTGCCGGAAGTTGGTACGCCTAAATGGCGCCAACAAAACGCCAATCCGACACCGCAGCAACTCGTTGACCTGCCACTGACTGATTATTGGTCACCGCAGGTCAAGGCGGGGCTCATGGACTTGTGGTCTGCCACCGACCTTGCCGCGGCCCGAACAGCCACGGACGGGCTCGGGGACGTTGCCACCGGTGTTTACCAGCAGGCGGTGCGGCAAGTCCTGGCCGGGAACGTCAACAACCAGAACCTGACCAACACGGTCAAGTCGTTGTGGTCTGACGCGTACAGTGCCGGTGCCATGTCAGCCCGTGCCCAAGTAACCGGCATCCCGGTCAACCTGGACACGTGGAAACCGGGCCTGCCCGAATCATTGGCAGGCACCAGCGCCCAGCTACAGGCCGAACTCGACCGGGTAGGCGTCACCATTGACGGGATCACCAGCACCACCATGGACCGTATCGGCAACGTTATTGCCAACTCGGTGAATGCTGGCGCGTCCATCGAGGACACCGCCAATTCCATAAACGACGTGCTGAACGACCCGAACCGGGCCGAACTCATCGCGCACACGGAGACTGCCCGCATGCTGAACATGGCCGCCATGTCCACGTATGAGGATCTGAACGCGACCATGTTTGACCTGGTTATTTCCGAGGGCGCGTGTGAAATCTGTGAGGAAGCCGCCGACCAGAACCCGCACCGGCTGGACGACGACGACGCACAAGTGCCGTTGCATCCGCGCTGCCGCTGCTCCACCACACCCGCCATGGACGACACGGCGGCCACGGCGGACAGCATGAACGTTGGCGACCTCGAACCCGGTGAACTGGACGAATCCGACCTGTTCCCCGGCCCCGAGGACGACACGGAAATGCCGGACGTGGAAGCGCCCAGCATGGACGACACACTGCTAGAGGAACCGGCAGACTATGCCGCCTTCATTGGTGACCTGCCAGAACCGCCAGAAGCGACCATGGACGCCGCCGCAATAGCGGCCATGGCCGATGACACGTCCAGCCTTGAAACAGCCTACGCAGCCGCAGCAGACGCCCCCGTGGTGTCTGTTGCCGACCAGCTCACCGAGGAAACAACCGCCGCATGGTCCGATGAGGACATGCAAGGCGCGATTGGGATGCTGGCCGACGACCCGGCAGCGCAAAACCGGTTGCAATCGTTGTTGGAACAGCGTGAAGCGAACGCGGCGGCGCAGGAGGAAGCCGACACTGCCGCAATCAACGGGCTGACGACCGGCAACGAGCCGTCCACCAACCCGCTACTGAACGCGACGTTATCCACAGGCCGCAACCTCTCCCCCGCGGAAGCCGCCAACGAAGAATATGATACGTACGTGTACAGCCAATACGCCCGCGCATTGGATGACATCAACGGCAACTTCTTCAACAACGCCATGCGTGACCAAGCGAAGAAGAACGGTTACGACGAGATGAGCCTGTTCCAAGGTTCATACCGGAACGTGGCCAAATACGCGTCGGACGAGCTGAAACAGTGGTGGGAAGACAACGGGCGCGAAACCCAAGGCTCCTACCGGTACAAGCTACTCGGACGGCCCGCAGACAAGCGTTACGCGGACGTGGTTCAACAACTCGGGTTCGGGAAGGGTAAGGGCGGACTTGGAAAAGACCGATCAACTTTCTAAAGCCCAACGTGAAGGGTACATAGCGTACCTGTCCCACAACACGCCCCAAGATAATCCGTACAAGTATGCGGCGGACCCTGACACGTGCACGGCATGGTGTTCAGGGTTCGCCGCCGCCCGCACGGACCGGGCTAAAGCCAATCAGGAAGCAACCTAAATGACCGAATCCCGGTACGTTTTGGGCATCGCCTATCAGGCAGGCCCAGATCCTCGAATCCAGCGCGGCGCCGACGGTGGCCGCGATTTTTTTTCCCCCGACGAGCTGGAAAAAGCGGCGTGGAAGTTCGCCAAGTCATCCCGGATTGTCGGCACCAACCATGTGGACGGTACGGAGGGCGCCGCCGAAGTGGTCGAATCCTACATCTACCGCGGCCCCGACTGGGACGTGGGTGACGGCGTAATCGTCAAATCCGGCGACTGGCTGCTGGCCGCCATCCTCGACGAACCCTCGTGGGCACTTTACAAAGCAGGACAATTTACCGGTTGGAGCCCGCAAGGTTCGGCCCGACGACGCAGGAGCACACAGCAATGACCCAACCCATCCCCGACGACATGACCGAACTGGTCGATGCCGACATTGACCGCGTAGACATTGTGGGGAAAGCGGCGAACGGCACCCGTTTCATCATGGCCAAGTCCGCCGGCTCGCCCGCCTTGTTCACCCCCGCCGACGTGCGCCACATCCTGAAAGCCGACGGTGACGCCCCCGAGGGCGACCCGGCGGCAGTGGATCTGACCGAGGTGTTGGCCGAACCCACCACCGACGCGCCCGGTGATGAGAACCAGCCCGGCAGCCCCGCATGGGAATCCACCGACGCCGCCACAGCGTGCAAGTGGACGGCGGTACTGGGCCGGGTCAAGAACGCCCTGCAGGTCATGGCCGACCGTGAAGGCGTCGAATCCGCCTCACCGGATGGTGACTGGGACGACTCGGAAAACCAGTGGAATTTGGAGGACGCGGCAGACGCCGTGGACTACGCAATCTCCATCCTGGCACCATTCGCCGTCTCCGAAGCACAGGGCGCCCAGCTCGGCGCCGAAGCCGCCGCAGCCCTCATCGGCAAGGCCGTGGACGAAATGGCCCCCAACCTGGGCACTGTTGAAGGGTTGGGTGTGATCCGCAAAGCGGGCCGTGCCCTGTCCGCCGCCAACGAAACCGCCTTGCGGAACGCCGCCGAGGCCATCCAGAAAGTTCTCGCATCACTCCCCGCGCCCGAAGAGACGCCCGTTGAAAAGGAAGCCGCCACTTTGGCCGACACCGAAACCCCCGCAGTAGAACCCGCCGCCGTCGTTGCGGCTGAAACCCCCGTCGTGAAGGCCGACGAAGAGGCCGCATCCGGTCTCGTCGCCGTGTTCGACCAGAAGGGCAACCTTGTCGGTGTGACCGACCCGGCCAACATTCAGGCCGTGTCCGGCGCGTCCGGTGAAGCACCCGCCGAACCGGCACCCGCCGCCGCTGCTGCCCCCGCCGCCGATGCCGGGGCGGCACAGGCCGCCTCCGACCTGACCAAGGGCGCCGAACCTGACGCCCTCACCAAAGCCATCGAAGCCGCTGTTGCGCCGCTGCTCAAGCGCATTGACGACCTCGAACACACACCCGTCCCGACCGGCGCACTGCTGGCGGGGCGTCATCCGGGAACCGCAGGCGAAAGCTTGGGCGAAGGACGCGACCGCGAAGACTTGGTAAAGCAAGTGCGGGAAGCCGTCGATCCTGGGGACAAAATGCTGGGCATTGCCGAACTCATCAAGCGCGGACGTACCGGCGAATAACCAGCGCCACCAAAACTAAAAACCTGAACCTGTCACCTTGTGGTGGCGGGTTTTTTTGTTCCCGAAAGGAAAACACCCGCTTTGAATCCCCTTGACAAGATCACCGAGGAAACGCTTGCCGCGTTCCGCAAGGCGCAGCAGAACGGTTTCGTTGTCGCCAACGGCATTGTCGGCTACGACCTCGCGGACATGGTGCAGCTCATCCCTGTCAACACTCCGCTGTTTTCTTCAATCACCCGCAAGGTGGCGCCGGTTGGTTCTACCGCCGCGTACTGGAAGATCATGACGAACCTGGCCGCGTCCATGCCGTCCCCGTTCACGGGCCTGTCCGTCGGTGGCCAGCTCATCCCCACCAACGTCCTGAACGCGTCCGCCCCGTACGTCCCCGTACGTATCTCCGATTCCCTGGACTTTGACGCCCGCGACCTCGCCCGCAACTACGAGGATCTGGAATCCCTGGCCGCCGCCTACACCCTGTCAACGTGGCGGGTGCTGGAAGAAAAGGCCATGCTGGCCGGCCAGGCCGCAGCCCTGCCCGCCATCGGCACCATCGTCGGCACCCCTGTCGCTACGGGCGGTTCGCTGCCCGCCGCGGCCTCGTACGTGTCCGTGCAGGCCCGCAGCGCCCATAACTACTACTGGGGCGGTTCCGGTGTGATGGGCACGCCCGTGTCCGTGACCACCGTTTCCGGTGGTTCCATCACCGCGACGGTGCCCGCCGTCAAGGGCGCTGTCGCGTACGACTGGTTCATTGGCTCGTCCAACTCCAACGGCGTCTACGCGGGAACCAGCGTGACCAACACGTTTACGTTCACCACGCTCACCGCCGCCACCGCCCCGCCCGTCCTGCCCGACCTGTTCACCGGCGTCCCCACCAAGGGCGTCGCTGACGGAACGTTCAGCGCCAACGATTACAACGGCCTGCTCGCCTCCACCCTGCTCGACTACGGCGCTGCTGGCACGCTCGTGACCTCCGGCACGGCCACCCCGTCCGGTGCAACGTTCATCAGCCTTGACGGTGCGAAGCTGTCCGCAGCGTCCGGCCAGTCCATCCCGGAACTGGACGCCCTGTTCCAGGGCATTTACCAGCAGTCGCAGCAGATCCCCAACCGGATTCTGGTTGCCGGGCAGCAGGGCCAGGACATCAAGACCCGCATCTTGGGCCAGCAGTCCGCATTGCTGGAACTTGCCGGTGACTCCGGTTCGCGTGTCGGCGTGGTTGCTGGCGGTTCCGTCTCGAAGTACGTGGCGTTCACCGGTGACGTGGTGGATGTGCAGGTTTCCCCGCACATGATGCCCGGCACCATCGTCGCCATCAGCGACCGCGTGAACTTCCCCGAGTCCGGTATCACCAACGTCCTGGAATCCCGCGTGCAGCGTGACGTGCAGGAATGGGACTACGGCGTAACCCGTACCACGTCCGTCGGTGGCGGCCCCCGCAAGGAATGGGATGTTTCGTCCATCGAAACATTCCTGAACAGGGCCCCGCTGGCATGCGGGGTGCTCAGCAACATCCAGGCTGGCTGACCCCAGCCAACTCATAACTGAATAGCCCCGCCGCCGCTCATTGGGGGACGGCGGGGCACCCCCACACTTTTTAGGAGTCCCCCGCGTGACGTTCATTATTGCCCCGGACGTGGGCACCTACTCCACCCGCACCCAATACGTGACAGCCAACGAATTCAAGGCCGCACCTACCGGTGTTGACACGTCCCAGCTTGTGCCGGGCGGCAGCGTCGCCGCCAACACGCAAGCACTTGAAATGCAGCTACAGCGTGCGTCCGCGTGGGCTGACAATTTTTGCAACCAAACCATCGCCGCCACGGTGAACACCCAATCGGGTTTGTGGCGTGTCCGGAACATACCGGGCGTAGGCCCGGCAATCAAAGTTCCGTTGGACTTCACCCCCATCCTTGGTGTGACGGACGTTCAGACAGGCCCGCAACCGTCCGGGCTCACCGAACTGGCCGACTACACGAATTTGTGGATCAGTGACAAATCGGTCACCATTCCTGTCGCCTCCTGCCACGCCTATGGTTGGTGGGGGTCCGGCAGTGACATGTATGCGACCGTGCAGTACGTCAATGGGTATGCGAACACGGCCCTGACCAGCCCCGCCGCCGCCGGTGACACGACCCTGACCGTCGCCTCCCCGCTGGGTATCATGCCCGGCCAGCAGATCAACGTGCAGGGCGCCACTGGCGGGGAAACCGTCACGATCTCGCCGGCATGGGTGCCCCAGACAACGGGTATTGCCGTCACCGTCCCGATCAGCACCCCACTCGTGGGTTCCTACCTTGTGGGCGATACGGTCACAGCGTTCCCGCAGGACATCAAACAGGCCATCATCCTGATTGCGAAGTCGCTAATCCTTGTCCCCGGTGACCAAGCCCTCGTGATCCCCGTCTACGGGCAGCAACCCACCCAGTCGGAACAGTTGGCACCGCAAATCACCAACGACCTTGATATTGCCGAGGATCTGCTGCTCCCGTACCGGCGCGTCATCTAACCCCCACAGACCGCCCCGCCGTGTGGGGATACACGGCGGGGCTCAACCATAGGCGGATCACTTGTCTCTCACCACAGTCACGGACGCCATCCAAGCGTTCATGTACGGCATCGACGGCATCAGCTACATTTACCAGGAAATGCCGTGGCAGCTCACCGGTGACGCATGGCAGACGAACACCGAGGCCGGCACCGTCGCCGTCATCCATGTTGACGACATGACGGAAACCCGCATCACCGTCCCCGCCGTCCATGGCGGCCAAAAAGCCGTGGACTACACGGTGCGGTTCCTCATGCTCTACCAGTACCGCATCCCCCCGGATCTTGGCGGGGCAACCAAGGATGTTTGGTCTGTCGGCCAGAAAGCCCTTGTGGACGCCGTGACGGCCCGCATCCGCTCCGACCCGGCATTTGGGTGCGGTCAGGCCGGACCCATCTATTGGGCGGGTGACGGCAACAACGGCATCCGAACCGCGTTCGACATGCCCGTGAACATCGGCCCCGGCACCATTGTGTGCTGGACATCCACCACTTTCACCGTGCAAGAAATCGTGACCGCATGAGCGGGGCACTCCGACGCCGCCAAGGCACCATGACCCACCACGCCCCGCAGGTGCGGGCCGTTTCCGGGCACGGGCTCCGCACCGGCAAAGCCGCACACAATCGGGGCCTTGCACGCATCAGCCGTGTGGGCGGCACCCGTCATGTTTCCCACGGTGCGGCGACCCGGCGCCGCCGCACCGCCAAACACAACAAAACCAGCCAGACACGCCGCCGCCTCACGCGCCGGCCAGTGCAGCATCACGCCGTCCGTCACACCAGCAAGCGCGGGCACGTCCCCCGGCGCCGACACCATTAGGAGCATCACTTGCCCGACTACAAATTCATTGGCGATTTTCCGCGCATGCTTACCGGCCTTATTCAGGGCGTAAACGCCGTCACAGGGTCCGACAACACCACCCCGTACGGTTCCACCATCGTGATTGATACGGGCGGTGTGGTGCACACGGATGACCCGTATGAGCTGGCCGGGCTGCTGCTGCTCGACGGTGAACCGCAACCCGTCGGGCCGGGCGGCTTGTTGATTGTGCCGCCCGCCGAAACGTCCACAGACACCAACCCCGACGGCACCCCACCCGACGCACCCGCCGAGGCTGACCCCGCCACTGAACAGGAACCCACCGCATGACCATCAATTACACCCCGGGCGCGCAACAGTGGCTCGGCATCGCCAAGGAAACCACCTACGGCGTGCCCGCCGCCGCACCCACCGCCTTCATCCCCCTGTCGTCCCCCAAGTGGAATCCGAACGTGACCGTCCTCACGGACCAGAACATCCGCGGCATGATGGGCACCAACTACCAGGCGACGCAGGGCATGTCGTATTCGGAACTGTCCTACCAGACGATGGTGTACAACGATTCCGTGATGCAGCACCTTGTGGCGGCGCTCGGCACCGCTGACACGGTGCTGCCGCTGCCCGCAACCGTCCTGACGAAGGGTGCCACGGCCACGACTGGCGGCACACTCCCGGCGGGCAACATGTATTGGAAGGTCACGGCGACCGCTGGCGGCGGCGAGTCGCCCGGTTCCAACGAGGTTACGGCCCTGCTGACCGGTTCCACATCCACCCAGGTTCTGACGTGGACGGCTGTGACCGGTGCGACCGGGTACAACATTTACCGGGGCATCGCCACGGGTGCTGAAAACGTGCTTGTGGCCAGTGTCGGAACCGTCCTGACCTACACGGACACGGGAACGTCCATCGGCACCGGCACTGTCGGCTCCGCAGCCACGTACCTGCATCAGGTGTCGTTGCTGAACGTCGGCAACGGGCAGCCGCCCAGCTACACGGGATGGCTGTTCATGGGTGACAAGTGCGAACAGATCCCCGGCATGATGATTGCGGACCTGAAATTCACTTTCGTTGTCAACCAGAACACGACCCTCGATGTGCAGTGGGCGGGCATGCCGTCCACCGCTGTCACGGCCCCGACGAACACGCCCACCACGCTGCCGCCGTTCCCGCCGTACACGACCAACATCATGGTTGGGTCTGTCCCGATTGGCAACCGGACGGGTGCGACCCTGGATCTGAAACGGTCCACGGCCCCCATCCCTGTCCTGAACGGTACACAGAACCCGCTGGCGATCTTCTCCGGCCCGTTGGATGTGACGGGCACCATTGACGCCGTGTTCCAGGGCACCGTGGACAACGATCTTGTGAACCTGTTGACGAACGCGCAACCGTCCCTGACGATCAACGCGGACCCGCAGAACGATTCCGCGCACGGCCTGTCCCTGCATTGCAACCAGATCTACTACCTGACCGCACCCCCGGCAGGGTCCAACACGTCATGGATGACGGTCTCAAGCACGTTCGGCGCTGTCATGAACACGGTGGACGCCCTTGACGGCAACCAGTCCCCCATGCGGGCCATCCTGGCAACCACCAGCGCGACCCCGTTCTGATCCGCCCCTACCAAACCATTTTGAGCATCCCAACCATACCGTTTTGAGCGGCGCGCCCCACCTCCGGGGCGCGCCGTCATATCCCCACCTATCCCCACAGGAGACAAGACTTTGCATACTGTAAACATCCCCGGCGGCACTGCTGAACTGCTCGACTTGGAAGACATGACCCCGCGCCGCACCCGCGCCATGGACGTCATCCAGTTCCGTTACCCGGCACTCATGGCCAAGCTGACACGGCAGGAGATTGAACACCAGGCCAACGTGGCCGCCGCGCAGGCCGCCGGCCAGCCCGTCCCGGACATGCCAGACCCGCACCTGTCCGAGGCCGAGGCCGAGGCGCTGGCACTCATGGAGAACGCCACAATCTACGCCCAGTTGGGTTCGTGGACGCTGGACATTCCCCGCCCCGAAACCGTGGACGCCGTGCAGGACATGCCGTTGAGCGTGTACAACGCCCTGAAAATTGCGATCATGGAAGCCCGCGTCACCCCCGACACCGACCCGGCATCATTCGAACCGAACGATGTAACCGTGGCGGATGATGCCAGCCCTTTTCCCAGCTCTGGCAGCTCGGGCGAATCCTCGCCGGCACCGGCTCGGCGTCGGGCACCGAAAACGACCTGACCCCGGACACCAGGCACCGCATCCGGGAATACCGGTACAGGAAATTGTTCGGCGCCTCCCATGAAGAATTCATGGACACCCCCATCCACGATGTGGAGTGGCTGCTACGCATTGACGACGCGTACCGGACCGTCGAGGCGAAAGCTCAAGGGCAGGCCGTCGCACCGCCGCCCGCCCCGTCCACACCCCGAATCAGTTAGGCGGTGCCCCTGTGGCTGGTTTCACCGTGGGCACCGAGGGTTTGAAGGCGCTGCAGGACGCTTTTGTGAAGGTTGGGGCGCAAGCCGACCAGGCGGCGAAGGCGACCGTGCAAGAGGGCACGAAAATGTTTCTCCAAGATTCCAAGGGTGGGTTTGAATTCGCCCACAAACGGGGCGAACCGCACGTGGGCGGCGCAAAGCCGAACATTGTTACCGGCAACTTGCGCCGCTCCATCCTCAACACGCCCCTAGAACATGTGGGGATGGGTGAGTACCGGGACACTGTGAGCCCGTCCGCAGTCTATGCGCGTCGTGTCGAAACAGGTTTCGAAGGCCCGGACTCGTTGGGGCGTCAATACCACCAAAAAGCTTACCCATACATGGGGCCGGCTGCCGAGAAATTGCAGGAAAAGTTGCCCGGCATCATGGCCGCGAACTGGAACAAATACGTCATGTAGGGGGTCCCCTTGTCGCTGCTGCCGCCGCTGCTTATGGAAATCAAGGCCAAGAATTCCGAGGCCATCGCGGCGTTCAAGGAGACTGCCGCCGAGGCCAACAAGATGGCTGCCGAGGCGACCGCTGCCGGTGAAAAGTCGAACGCGTCATTCCAGAAAATGCAGGGCATTTCCAAGGCCGCATTCTTGGCGACTGCCGGTGTTATGGCTGTGGTGGGTGTTGAGTCCATCAAAATGGCGGCAGAGTTTCAGGAGTCCACCAGCAAGCTTGCCGGTAACGCCCAGATCAGCACGGACGCCGCAAACAACATTGGTAAGGCGTTCCTGTCCACGGCGGGCAAGTCCACGTTCAGCGGCCAAACCATGGTCAACGCCTACGGACCGGTTGCCCGGCAGCTCGCCTCCGTTGAAGGCCACGCCCTCTCGTCGTCCGACGCGCTGAAAGTCATGACGGCGGCCTCCGACCTGGCCGAGGCGTCCGGCGGCGATCTCGCCTCCACCACGTCCACCCTGGCCGTGGTCATGCAGTCCTACCATTTGGGCGCCACCGACGCCGCCGAGGCGTCCAACACCTTATTCAACGCCTCAACCATCCTGAACACGCCGCTAGCCGACGTGGCTAACGCTGTGGACAAGCTCCACGGGCGTCTCGGTGTGGCCGCCCCATCCTTGGCGGACACGTCCGCGCTCATGGTCGATCTTGGCCAGCACGGCGTGACCGGTTCGCGCGGGCTCATGGTGGTGCAAACGGCCATGTCTACCCTGCTCGGTGGTGCCAAGCCCGTCAACGATGAGCTGAAATCGTTGGGCGTCTCAATTTTTGATTCCAACGGCAAATTTATTGGCATGAAAGAGGCCATGGCCAAGCTGTCCCCAGCCCTTGCCGGGCTGACGGATGAGCAAAAAGCCTTGGCTGAAAAGAACCTTTTCGGTGCCGGTGCTGCCGGTGTCATGAACGGGGTCATGTCTGGCGGTGTCAAGTCGTTTGAAGCCGCATCTGCTGCGGTGGAGAAGCACGGCGCCGTGGAATCCGCGGCTGAACGGAACGCGCACACGTTCGGCGGCCAGCTCAAGACTCTGTGGGCTACGTGCCAGGATTTGGGTGTCACGATTGGCGCCGTCCTCCTGCCGCCCGTGCAAGGCGCACTAGCCGGCTTCCTGGGGCTGTTCAATTTCCTCAAGGCCAACACGCCCATCGCGATTACCTTGGGTGTCGTGGTGGGCGGCCTCGCCGTCGGCCTGTCCAGCCTGTACGTCATCACCAAGACGGTCACGCTTGTGCAGTCCGCATGGGCCATGGGCACCAAGGCCGCAGCTGGCGCCCAATGGCTGCTGAACGCGGCCATGGACGCAAACCCCATCGGCATTGTGATTGTCATTCTCGGTGCTCTCGTGGCCGGTGTGGTCATCGCCTACAACAAGCTCGGGTGGTTCAAGGACGGCGTGAATGCCGTTTGGACCGGGATCAAAAACGTGACCGGTTCCGTCTGGGATTTCATCAAAACATACGTCATTGGCGGGTGGATTCTTGAATTCCAGATCCTGGGCAATGCAGGCATTTTCTTGTGGAAAAATGTTTTCATTCCGGTCTGGGATGGGATCAAATACGCGTCAAATACGACGTGGCAGTGGATCAACAACAACGTTTTCTCCCCGTTCAAACTCGGTATCACCGCTATCGGTATCGCGTTCGACCAGACACAAAAATTCATTGGCACCGCATGGGGCAAGGTGAAGGACGCCGCCGCGGCACCAGTCCGCTGGATTGTGGACACCGTTTACACCAACGGGATTGAAAAAGTCTGGAACGGTATTGCTGGCGCTGTCGGCCTGAACCTGAAACTGCCCAACGTGTCCGCAGGTTTCGCGGACGGCGGCATCTACGGGACACGCCCAGGCTACACGCCCGGACGCGACACCCACCTCATCGCCGTCTCCGGCGGTGAAGCGATCATGCGGCCCGAATGGGCGCGCGCCATCGGTACTGACGGGGTAAACCAGATGAACCGGATGGCGAAATCCGGCGGCGTTTCCGCGATCCGTAAAGCCATGGGCTATGCGGACGGCGGCATTGCCGGATACGCCGACGGCGGGGTACTCAACGGTATTGGCTCATTCCTTGGCGGGATCGGCCACGCCATCGGCACCGCCGTCTCCGACGTAGCCCATTTCGTGTCCGACCCGATAGGCACCATTACCAGCCTCATCGTCGCACCCATCAAGGCCATGCAGTCCATGGCCCCGGGTGGACGGTTCGGGCAACTCGCGTTCCAGCTCCCCATCAACGTGGTGGACGGGCTCGGGGACGAGGCAAAGAAACTACTCGGCGCGATCACTGGCGGCGGCGGTTCCCCGGGCGGTGGTGGTGGGAACGCGGCGGCTGGCGTCCAGCAATGGGCGCCGGACGTGCTGCGCGCCCTCGCCATGGTGGGGCAACCCGCCAGTCTGCTACAAACCACGCTGCGCCGCATGAACCAAGAATCTGGTGGCAACCCCAACGCAATCAACAATTGGGATTCCAACGCCGTAGCGGGCGACCCGTCGCGCGGGCTCATGCAAACCATCGGTTCCACGTTCGCCGCGTACGCCATGCCCGGGTACAACACGAACATTTACGATCCGATGTCGAACATCCTCGCGTCTATGCGGTACGCCATCAGCCGGTACGGCTCGTTGGCAGCCGCCTACAACCAGGCGGGCGGCTACTCACTGGGCGGAACCGTGCCTGTGTTCGATCAGGGCGGCTGGGTTCCTCCGGGACGGTCCATGATCGACAACCGCACTGGCGGCTATGAGCGGCTTTCCAACACCACGCATGGCGGCGGAAACATCACCGTCTACGCCACCACCAACGCCTCACCCGACCAGATTGCAAACTCTATCGGTTGGGCGCTGAAAACCCAGTACTAAACCCGCTGGCCGGCACCCCTAACGGGTGCCGGCCAGCCCCAGTGAACGGACGACTTTGACAACAACGTTTGCCAACATCATGGACTACGGCGCCACCGGTGACGGAACGACCAGCGACACGGCGGCCCTGCTCGCCGCCCTGGGTGCGGGATCAGCCGGAAAGCCTCTGACCGTGTACCTTCCGCCGGGCGTCTATAATTGTGCGTCCGCGGGCGAGATTTTCATCAACAACCCAAACGTTGCCATCGTTGGTACGTCCGCGAAAGCCACCACACTGATCCTGTCGGCTGGGCTGCGCCCCATCAAGGGCCAGTTCTCGGCGTCCGGTATCGGCTTTGTCTGTTCCGCGTACTCGTCCAACAACCGAGCTATCTACGTCTCCGACGCCTACGTGACCGCGCTCAACACGGATGTCACCGGTTTCAGCATCACCAACTGCGACTTCACGGGATTCTTCTATTCCGTGGATCTGCGCGGCGGCGCGTACAAGACCAATGATTACACGTACGTGCCCCAGTATTTCATCCGTGACGTGAAAATCACCGGGTGCACCTCGACGGCCCCGGCTTCCGGGAATGCTGGCCATTTCCAGATGATCCAAACGTACGACACCGAAATTTCGGGCTGCTCCACCTATGGCGGGGCGGGTGCGACTTCCTATAATTTCATCCAGTCCAATGGTTTTGTGCGGGTCACCGGAAATTACAGTGACACGAATTCCTACGGATCGTGCGAGATTGAGAACCAGGCCGGGGATGTCACGATCACCGGGAACACTTTCAAGTCGCTCATGTGGGTGGATGATTCATCGTATGTGACCGTGGCCGGGAATCGTCTCGCCGGCGGCATGCGCATCACCTGCCAGTCGTACAATGTGCGGGCTGTCCAGATCACCGGCAATACGGTGGACTGGCTGGCGATCCAGAATTTTGGTGACGCGTCGGCACAGAATACGGCGGCCACCTTGTCCGGTGTGTGCATCAACGGGAACGTTTTCAACGGCACCGGGGCGCAGGCCATCCTTGTGCAGGATGCTTTGGCGGACAAGATCAAGGGTGTTTCGATCCTGGCCAACACTTTCACTGGCACCTATACCACCGGTGTGGTGACGGTTGTGCGCAACGTCGGCATGAACGTGACCATCATGGGGAACGTGTGCAGCACTGGCCACAACTACATCACCCTGTCCGGCACTGGCGGCACCATCAACACGGTCAACAACAAGGGTGCCACCTATTCCGGCACCCGTGACCGCATGTTGACCAGCTACCACGAAATTCAGGTTGTTGGCGGCATCGTCGTCACCGCCCCGAACGGCAACCCGTATCTGCTGGGTGTCAGCGACACCGGCTCTTTCACCCTCACCGCCAACCCGTAAAAAATAGGTGCCCGCCCCCGCCCGCAACATTCCCTGTTGCGGGCGGCGCGCGTCGTGGCCTGGTTGTTTTCGCGTCCGCAAGTTTTGGAGGTTTCACCATGTCAACCACGACCATCACCCGCACCAACTTGTGCCTGAACCCCAGCTTTGAAATGGATCTTTCCAACTGGCCGGGCACCACGGGATCAACGAACACCACGACTTCGGCGCAAGCCTATGTTGGCACGAGCTGCGCCCAGATCACCATGTCTGCCACGTCCACCGTCCGCTTCTACAGCCCCACCGGCGTGAACGGCATACCCGTCACACCGGGCCTGTCCTACGTGTTTTCTGCCTACGTCATGGCGGCCACCACAGGCAACTCATGCACTGCGGAAATTCTTTGGTACAACGCCGCAGGCACCAACATTTCCAGCAGTGTCGCCGGTGCCGTGACCGACACCACGACGTGGACACAGTACAGCATTCAGGCCGTGGCACCAGCAAACGCCGCCACGGCCACCATGGAGCTTTTCTGGACTACCGGCGTCGTCGGTCAAGTCCATTATGTGGATGCTGTCATGTTCCAGCAGGCCACCAGCGCGGGCACCTACTTCGACGGCGGCACCCCGAACGCTGCCGGCCCCGGCGGTCACAACCCGCCCGCCACATACTCCTACATGTGGCTTGGCGTCCCGAACGTGTCCGCCTCCGTGGAAGTGCTGACAATCCCGATGCAGGCGTACCAGTTGGCCATGCCCAACGGGACGATCCTTGGAAACGGTACGGGTGTTGAACTGTCCAGTATTTCTGGACTGTTGGACAAGCCTGGCACCCGCCAGGGTGATGCGCCGCGCGGGCAGCGGGACGGGTCCATCCCCGGCCTGAATTTCGTGGGCGAACGCGTGGTAACGGTCAATTATCAGATCACCCAAGTCCCCGGCCTGACTGAAACGTACCGGGCCATGGCATCCGCAGCACACCAGAACGTGCAAGACCCGTCCACAATCTGCCTGACCGGCGGCGACTACCTGCGCCAATACGCGGGCATCGGCACCATGAAACCCGTCTACGACGTGCAGGTGCAGTTGCCGAACCGTGCCGTGCCGCTCATGTTTTTTGGGCGCCCCACCGGGTACAACTCCCCCGTGGATCAGAATTATGGGTACGGGCAAATCAGCATCGTTTCCCAGTGGACATGCCCGGACGGGCTGCTGTACGACGCCATCCCGGCATCGGCCAGTTGCGGACTCGCGAACCCCACCACGGGCGCCACTTTCCCGTTGACGTTCCCGCTCTCGTTCGGTTCATCCGTCGGCGGCTCCCTGCAAATCACCAACGCAGGCAAGTACTATGCGAACCCGTTTTTCGTGATCCATGGCCCGTGCAACACCCCCACGATTCAGAACCTTGTGACCGGCCAGCAAATCCAGTTGAACATGGTCCTTGCCGCATCGGATGTTGTCACGGTGGATACACAATCCGGTGTGGTCACCCTGAACGGGACGGCGAACCGCAACAACGCCGTGGACATCAGCACCACCATGTTTACGATCCCCGCCGGCACCGCGTCCATTGGTTTCAGTTCCATTGATTCTGTCGCCGTCAACGCGACCTTGACCGCGTACGTGCTGCCCACCTACGACGCCGCATAAGGAGAGTTGCCGTGCCTGCCCAGAAAGTCATGATTACGGCGTGGGATCTTTGCACTAACGTGTTGCTCACCAATTTGGAGGCCGTCGCCCCCACGTTTTCGGAACGTTTGAACGGGGCGGGGCCTTTCAATATCTCCCTTGACCTGACCGACCACACGGTGTCCGAACAAACAAGCGTTATTCTCGGCCTCGATGGCATCCCGTTTAAGGTGATCTTTTCCGACCCGGACACGGAACAGATCTTCTTTACCGGGATTGCGCGCACACAGACAATGGACCCGTCATCGCCGCTGCTGCCCATCACGGGCACCATGCTGACCGGTTACTTTGACAGTGTTTTTGCTGCGAAGTCATACACGACCAGCACCACCCCGGCGAAGCTTTTGTACAACGTCATCCAGGACGTGCAAACTCTGGTTCCTGGGGCGCAAGTGTTCGTGACACCGAGCTACCGGATGGCTAACCCGCCGCCCTCGTTTGTCCCCGGCTACCAGCTGGGGCAGCGGATCAAGGTGTCACAGATCATGAACGACCTGACCATGGGCATTACGGCCGGTTATGGCGGCGTGGACTACTACATGTCTTCCAGCTTCCAGCCCGTGGGCGGACCGAAACACCTGCTCAACATTTGCGCGCCCCGCTGCGGGATCGACGCCACCCAGTCCGGCCTTGTGATCGACCTGACGACCGCCGCCACATGGTCCTATGCGGTGGATAACTCGGCGTCCAGCAACGAAACAGTGGTGGTTGGTTCCGGCACTGGCGCCAGCCAACCCGTGTCCGACGTGTTTTCGGATGTGCTGGTTGGCGGGCTCGGGCAGCCGCCCCGCCAGCAAGCCCTTTACCAATACAACCGGGTCACGTCCCAATCCCACCTTGACAGTATCGCCCGCGGCGCATCCGAAATGTTCCAGAACCCGGTGCGCGTCTTCACCGTCACCTTGCCGGTGGATTATGCGTCATGCCAGCTGGGCGGTTTCAGCATCGGTGACGACGTGCTGGTGACATCACCCGCCGCCGGCACACCGTATTTCCCGCACGGGCTCAGTCAGTGGTGGCGGATCGTCGCCTACCAGGTCACCTACCCGACCGAGGGAACCGCCAGCGTCGTCCTCACCCTGAACACTCCCCCCGTCTTCTAAGGAAGTATCCCCGCCATGGTGAACCCCATCCTTGACCCCCGCCACGCCTTGGCTGAACGGCTCAAGTCCATCGAATCGGCACAGGCCGGGCTATCCACCCAACCCCTGCTTTTGAACGCGTCTACGGGGCAGATTGGTGGCGGCACGCCTGGCTTGGCGACGGACGCGACCGGGTTGCAGGCGTATAACTCGGCGGGCGTGCTCGTTAATTTTCTGGAAACCTCCGACGGCACCATGCGCTGCTTTGACAGCTCGGGCACGGAACAGGCCCGCATGGGTGCCCTGTTGTCCAATCCGGGCAATTATGGGCTGGAAATTTGGACGGGCACGGCGTGGCAGCAGGTGGCGTCGGCCACGTCGGTGGCATGGACTGCTGTTACGGGGAAGCCGTCCACGTTCCCACCCACGCTGCCTATCTCCGGGTCCAGCATTTCCAGCCCGGTGGCGAATGCCACGAACGCAAACAACGCGACGTGGGCGAACGGTTCAACGAACGCGTACAACAACAACGTGCCCGGCACATCGTTTTATGCGGTGTGGGTGGGCAACGACTCGTTCAATTCTTTCGGCAAAAACGTGTCATCCATCCGGTACAAGACGAACGTTCGCGCCCACAACATCGACCCCGCCGAAGTTTTGAAGCTGCAACCGGTCATTTTTGACCGTTTGCCCGTCATGGTGGACCCGCCGGACGGGCAGGTGGGCGCCACCCAGCAGGTCACCGGCCCCGCCAACGAGTTCGGCATGATTGCTGAACAGGTGCACGAACACGTGCCGGAAATCATCCAATGGTACGACTCCGAAATTGACGGCATCCGGTACGACCTTCTGCCTGTCGCCCAGCAATCAGTCCTGATTGACCATGACGGCAGAATTGCCGCCCTCGAATCCCAGCTTGCCGCCGCCCTCGACCGGATCACCGCCCTTGAAACACAGGTGCAGGCGCCGTTGCCGAAGTGGTCCCCGCCGTCCGGGCCGGCCGCCACGGGTGTCGCGTACACGCCGACCGCATGGCACCCCAACATCCCGTCCTACGCCGCCCCGGTGCCTGAACCAGCACCACTGCCGTACACGATCCAACCATAGGAGCCCGTCTTGGCTTTCCCCACCGTACCTTTCGGCCTCCAAAACGCCGCCCATAATGCGAACCTTTTTCGGCAGGCCGTGGCCTCCATCATCCCGCCCGGCGGCGGCCTGGCTCGGCAAGCTGACCTGAACATCACCCAGACGGGCACCCCGTCCATGGCTGTCCTGCTGGGTGTGGGGCGTTTGTGGATTCCCGGCACCAACGTGTCCAACGTTGCCGGCGGCACGTTCTCCACACAGGCCATGTACTACACCGAAAACGAATCGGCCATTACAGTTCCGGTGACAGCATCCAGCCCGACCCTACCGCGCGTGGATGTCATCTATGTTGCTATCCAGGATTCCCAATACTCGGGCACCCAGAACCAAGTGTCCACAACGTTTATTGCGACGGGCGCCCCCATTTCCGGGGCCTCGTACCCGGCGAACGCGCCCGCGATCCCCAACAATGCCCTCGCCATCGGCTACATCATTGTGCGGGCAAACTCCACATCCATCCTCAACTCCGACATCACCAATCTGGTCCTTCCCGTTTTTGGTGCCCCGGTCTCCACCGTGTACGCGCCTCTGAACGGGACGTACACGACCACGACGGGCACCATCACCCAGCAAACCATCACCGGCATCACCTCCCTGATTGCCAACATTCAGTTCATCTTCTCAGGAACCAGCCCCACCGTGGGCACCACGTTTGTGGATTTGGGGCAGATCATCCCTACCTCGCTTCTGTCCGCGACGGCACCAACCTACTATGGTGCGGCATGGCTGGCCGGCGGCGGTGCGGGCTACAACCTTCCGATCAACATCTTCCTGAACCCGCAAACGGGCCACGTCCTGATTCGGCAACAGACCGGATCTAACGCCATGGCGTCCGGCGTCACGTTCTCCTTCGTCCTGCAATGGAACCCGTGATATGAACTGGGTAGAAATTTCTGCGCTAAGCGGCTTTGGTGCCCTCATCCTGGCATTCTTCTCCACCATGCTGGTTTGGTTTTTCCGCCACATCCTGCCCGCGTACCGGCATTCCGCAACGTTCATCCGCAACTGTGTCGGCGTGCCAGCCGACCCGAAAACCGGGCAAGCCTACGTGCCCGGAATTTTCGAGCGCCTCGCCTCACAAGACAAGGTGCTGGCTGACCAAAACATCGTCTTGCAGAACATCGTGGACAAAGTGGAACACGCCGTACAACAGGTGGCCAACTCCCACGTGACCAACTTGCGCGATGACGTGGATGAAGTAATCGGCAAGGTCGATTCCTTGCACCAGAAAGTGGATGCACTCCACACCGACCCAGGAGGCACCCCGTGACGCTCAACGTGATCGACATCAGCCGCTACCAGGCGGGCATATACCTGTCCAACACCGGCGCGGATGGTGTCATTGTCGGCGTCACCTACGGCACCGCCGGGGCGAACCCGTACGCGTCCGCCCAGCTCGACGCCGTGAACGCTGCGGGCATGCTGCGCGGCGCCTACCACATCCGGGCCGGTGACGGGCCGACCCCGCAGGCCGAGGCCGATTCATTCCTTGCCAGCATGGCCGGGCACATGGACGGGAAAACCATCCTGATTCTGGACTGGGAAGAATGCACCCTGTCCGATGTGGCGTGGGCTAAAGCATGGCTCGATTACGTCTACTCACGCACCGGAATCCGCCCCATCATCTACATGTCTTCCAGCGTGTCCCTCGCCTATGACTGGTCATCCGTCATGGCGGACTATGGCCTGTGGGTTGCCCAATACCCGTACAGCACCGTGACCGGGTTTGTGGGCGTCAACTGGACACCCCCAGCCACATCCTGGCCCGCCCTCGTCGGATGGCAGTACGCGGGCACCGGCGGCAGTGTCGGCGGCTATACCGGCATTGACCTGTCCGCTTTCTACATCACACCAGCCCAATGGCTCGCCTACGCGAACCCGTCATCCGTCATCACACCCGAGGAAGATATGCCACTCACCGCAGCAGACGTTGCCCTTATCTGGGCTTACAAAAACACGGCGGCGGGAGACACCGCCGACATGCACGCCCAACTTGTGGCCGCCGCAGCATCGGCAGCCGCCGCCGCAGCCATCACCCCGGCCACGATCTGGGCGTACAAGAACACCGCAGCCGGTGACACCGTCGACATGCACCAAACAGTGGTAAACGCCATGGCATCGGCCAAGGCATCCGCCACACAAGCCGCAGTAACCCAGTTGGGAACCGCCGTGGCCGGGGTTCCTGCCGCAGTCCTGAACCAGACATTCACGACCGCAGCGGGAGCCACCACGAACGTCCCCGGAATTCTGGACGCGATCAACTCCAAGCCTGTCGGTGTCGTGTCCCTGTCTGCGGATCAGGTAGATCAGTTGGCGGCCACCCTGAAAACGGAACTGCCCGCCGCAACCCTGGCGGCACTGGCCGCGAAACTGACCGCATGAAACCGGCCCTCATCACCGGGACGGCCGCCGCGATGGCCTACCTGCTCATTATGGGCTGGCAGATCCTGCGCGCGGCAGGCTTTGGGCGTGCCGGACGGTACGCATGCAACTACTCAAGGAGCGATCACTAATGGCGTCCACGCCCGTTTCCCCGAAAGTCACCGCCGGGGCGGCTGTGGCCGCCATTGTTGGCCTGTTGTTGCAGTATGGTGCCACGATCACCCCGGCCACGTTCGCGTGGCTGGGTGCCGGCCAGTCGTTGGCGTTCACCGTCGTCACGTTGGGCGTTGGTGCTTTGGCGGCGTGGTGGAAGACTGACCCGCTGCGTGTCGTACCACCGGATATCCCGCCCGCAGCCACGGAATCCGCCGTGAATATCACCTATGCGGCACCCGCCCCTGTCCCCGCCGTCGCCATTGTTGAATCCATCCCCGCCGTCATCACTGTTGACGCCACCCCGCCCACAGCCACGGGCGCCCATGTGGCGTCACCGTTGAACCTGTAAGAAAACGTTACAAGAGCCCCGAACTGTCCGGAATTTCCGGACAGTTCGGGGCTCTTTTTTGTGTCTAAATGTCGCCTTCCTCTGTGGCTTTCTTGACGTAGGGCCGCTGCTTGCCGGACTCTTTGGCCACGCGATTCTCCGACAGCCCCGCACGTCGAGCGTCCACGATCTGACGCTTGAGGTCGATCTCTGCCTGCTCTGCCTTTCCCCGCGCAATCCGCAGCGCGTACACTGCCCGCTGCTCCGACTCTTCAATCGTCAAGGGCACGACCACGATGGCCGGGTTTCCAGAATGCATTTCAGCCTCCTTCAACGCCGCTGCTTTGGTGTCGAAAATTTCATCCTGCCGCGGCTCGCCGCCTTGGCCGCTGATGCCGTAGCGGTGTGTGACTGCTGCCCCGTGCTCTTGGATGCTACGGATGGAGTCGATCAGGTCCGTGATGTCTTTGCGTGTGAGCCCGACCATGGACGTATATCCGACGTGCCCGCGGTACTGCCCGTACTGCTTGTGTCCACGGTCGATTTGTGCGGCACCGGTCCATTCCGGGGAAATGTAGTCGTAGTCATCCCACACCACATAGTCTGCGGTGGTGCGGACAGCCGCGTTGCTGTCGTATCGGGAAGTCGTCCACACTTCCTGCCCGTAGCCGAGGTTCAGGACGATGCCGTCCAGTGTGGTGATAGTCGCCGGCTGGGTGGACAGGTCGAATTCTGGGTAGTCGATCATTTTAGTTGTCCCAAATCTGGATGCTGAACTTGCCGTTTCCGTTGTCGTAGTGGGTGGCGCCGGGCATGTCATCGTAGACGCGTCCTTCACCGTAGACGCTGCCGCGCTTGGTGGTGTATCCGCCGCGGGTGGAGCGGAGGGGCCGCTGTGATGCTTCGTAGGCTGCGGCGTCTGCTGCTTCTTGGGCTTCAATCTTGGCGAGTCGTGCGGCTTTGGCGGCTTCGGTCTGTGCGGCTACCAGTTCGAGGTCTACGATGGCGGCTTCTTCGCTGTCATATGCGCGGCTAGCCTTGGTGGCCGTGTGAACGTTGCTGATGTACCATCCGCCGTCCGTGATCATCCCATTCCTGAACTTGGGGCGTGTGTAGAAGACTCCGTATGTTCCGGTGCTGTCCATGGTTGCCATTGTCTTGCCTTCCCTTGCTTTTCTTCCTTATGTACTAATCATACAGCGGTTGCACGTTCAATACAATGGTTTTTGGGGGAAAGTTCAAGAAAATTTCACCGCCACGCACTCCCGATTAGTGGAACGGGACCATGACGGCGGCAAGGTTGGTCATCCGGTACGGGCTGTAGCCGGCTGTTGCGTCGGGGTCAACGCCGAGGGACATGCTCGCCAGGTCCGCCGTCGGCACACTGAACGACTCGAAAATGTCGGCACGGGCGCCGGGTACGGCGACGGTGGGCGGCGTGGCTTGGTGCACGAGGCCGATGGAATTGGTGGCGTCAATGATGCCCGGGTTCACGGGCGCAGACGTGGCGTCACCGTACAGGAGCGTGAATGCGTTGTCCATGGTGGACAGGGCTGCAATGTTGGCCGGCGCGGTGCCGGTGTTGGTGACGGTAAGATCCACGCGCACAAGCGTGTAGGCGGGTTCGAGGCTGCCGGAGGCTCCGGTGGCGACGGCTGACCCGTAGCTGTTGGGCATGGACTGCACTTCTGCCAGGGTGAGGGTGAGGCCGCCGGGGTAGGCGATGAACCTGCCGGCGGGTGTGTTGGCGTCGCCTGTGAGTTGGATGGGTGTCCCGTTGGAGTCGCACGCGTTGGCGGCGTAGGTGACTGCCCACAGGTTGCCGCCGCTGTTGGCGAAAAGTTGGGCGCATGGCTGGTTGGTGGCAGCCACCGGTGCGGGTGCCGGGGCGGGGGCGGGCGTGGTTGTGACCGGTGCCGGGGCGGGTGTCGCGGGGGCCGTTGTGTGGCTCGCTGACGGCTTGGGCACCGGGGCGGGCGTGGTTGCCGCAGTGACCCCGCTGCAACCGGCCAGCATGGCAACGGTGGCCGCTCCCAGTACGATTTTTACTACAGGGTGACGCATGGTGTTTCGCCTTACTTTCTTGTAAATGGTTGTATGGGGCAAGCATACAACCATTTGAAACGGTCAGACTAGTCTTTTGGGGGATCAATTTCTTTGAGCTGGGCGGCGGCGACCTCCGACAGTTCGCCCATCATGGCCTTGCCAATGGCGGTTGCGGATTCAATCTGCGCGTCCGGCATCAGGTGCCCGTAAATCTTGTCGATCATGGACGTGTTGGCATGGCCGAGGCGGCGCGCGATCTTGAACAGATCCACGCCTTCCTGGATCAGCCAGGACGCGTGAGTGTGCCGCAGCCCGTGTGGTTTGATCGGCTTCACGAATGTTTCATCCATTTCGTGCGCCTTGTCGCGGGCCGGCACCCAGTAATTCCGGTAAAAGTCCTCGTTTTTGATCCTGCCGCCGCGCTTGTCCACGAAAAGGAGAGCATCTGTGGGTCGTCCCTCGATCAGCGGTTTCAGCATTTCGGCGAGAATGGCGGGGATGGCGATGGTGCGGCGGGAGGATGGGTTTTTTGGTGGGCCGACGAAGCTGCGTTTGCCGCCGTCGGTCTTCCACGCTTTGTTGATCCTGACGGTGGCAAGGGGACCGGACAGATTTACGTCCCCGACGGTGACGGCGGTGGCTTCCCCGAACCGGACCCCGGTCATGACAAGGAAGGAGATGAAAACCCGGTAGAACGCGTCCATGGCGGCGCGTAGGATGTTGAATTCTTTCACTGTCAGGAATAGCATGTCTTCCCCGGCGCGTTCGACGCTTGGCAGGTCCACGCGGGTGCATGGGTTGTTGGGACGGTATCCGCGCGTGACGGCGGTTTCCATGGCCGAGGACAGGAACGTGACGATCTTGGCTATGGTGACGGGGCTCATGGTGCGGTTTTTCCCGGTCTTCTTGTTCATGAGGCCGCGCACCCATGCCGTGATCTGGGTGTCCTTGAGCTGGTCCACAGGGACACCACCAATGTGCGGGCGGATGTGGTTGTTCAGGTAGCCCCTGTAATTGTTGATTGTGTGCTCGATGGGCTTGATGAGCGTATCTATGTGTTCTTGGCATACTTCGGCTACCGTGTGGGGCCGGGTCTTGACGGGAAGGATGACCTCTTGCGCTTTGGCGAAGTCGCCGCCGTTGGCGTCTAGTGCTTTGCGTAGGGTGATGGCTTCGGGTTCGGTGAGAAATGTCACGGATGCTTGGGTGCCGTCTGTTTCTCTCCACATGACCTGGAATGAGGGTGTGCCGTCTTTGCGTACTCTTTTGCGAATGGATGCCATGGTTTCACCATCTGTAGATAGTTTTTTCGTGGCGTCGGTGGCCTGTATCGGCGCGGCGTCTACTCTAATTTTAGTGTTCGGCGTCAACGAAAACGCGGGGCATCGCGGCGTTCGGCGTCAACCATTTTGGCCGTCGTGTCAACTACAGCGAGGTAATATGCCAATAATCCGCGTAAACACGCGGAACTTTTCGGGAAATCGGTAGTTATACAGCCTAGACGCCTGCCCCGTGATTCCGGGACTTTGCCCAAACAGCGGGAACGTATCGCTACATTAGACGCCTTCTATCAACAATAAGGGACACTAACGTGTTGACATGTCAACAGGGGACGGAGACGTTGATCACGGGGAATCTACCGGTTCCGGTTGAGCCACCAATGCGAGGGTGCGGGCCATCATCAACAGGGTGTCTTGCGCGAATTCCGGCAATAAACCGGCCCCGGCAATCCGCAGCTCCGACGGATCATCAGCCGCCACCACCAGCCCCACACTCCGGGCGGCAGCCAGCAGCACGTCCGTATGCGAAACACCCAGTGCGAGGGCAATGCCCCGGATACTGTCCGGCTCCGGCAGCAACGTGCGCGGCGACCCGTTCCCCCACTGCTGCCATGCCGACAGCTTAGGGCGGTTCCCCGAATCATGAGCTAAATTCTCATACGAGCGACCACTGCGCCGTGCCTGGATAAGCTCGGCCAGCGTCATTCCACCGTTGTCGGACATGTCTTGATTCTCTCCTTACTAACCTATGGCTAGCTGGGTGCCCGACCACTGCCGGGCACCCACCTATTCTGCCTTATACCTGTCGCGCCACTCGGCATCGTCGTCGGTGTCGCTGAACAAGCCATTCCCGCCGGTCTGCCCCGGCACGACACCGCCCCACCGGTGGATCTTCTCATGTGGCCGGAAAACGTTAGTGATCTTCTCCTGCCCGTCGTTGTCGTCCTCATCATCTTCTCCTGTCAATTCTGTTAGTTGTGGTTCGGGTGCCGCGGGCACTGCCGCGGCTCCGATCTTCTGCTGTATGCCTGTTGCGGGTGTGACATCGGTTCCTGCTATCCGCATCGACTGCACCATGAGTAACAGTGTCTGCTTGCTTTCAAGGGACAGGGTGATGTCCCTCTTGATTGCTTCTTCAATCGTCCACTCATCCACTCCGATGATGATTCCCGCCGACGCCAGGGCGGCACGGGCCACCATGGCCGGCGGCAGCCCCATGGCTGCGGCTATGGCCTTCACGAACCCAATGTTCAGGGCAATAATTTCTGAATTGCGAATCCGTGAAATGTTGGACTTGCTCAACTTGTAACCCAACCTGTTGGCCCGGTCAGCAATGTCTTGATCGCTCCACCCGTTGACGCGGCGTGTCTCGTCGATCAGCTCCGCTAGGGGGTGTGTGTGCTTCATGTCCCTAAGTCTTCCCGTTTGAAATGGCTATGTAAAGCGACCCCCAGCCTATGACGGTCACCACTACAAAGGCATGGCACCCGTCTCACTGTTCACTATTTGTACATCCCATTTTACTGCACGCCTGTCCAGCCGACGCGAAAAATTGGGCCAAAAAAGTTTGCACACCTGTTCCCCACTGGACACTAAAGCAGTAGACTTGAACCACAAAACCTGTTCACCACAAAAAGTTAGGAGTCACCCAATGAGCACCACCACAGCACAGCCCAGAGTCGCAGGAATCTACATGCAAGTAACAGATCCGGCGCACCTGGCCAGACTCATGGAGAACCGCCGCGTTTCACAGCGCCAATTGGCGGCAGCGGCAGGGTGGGGACCCAAATCCCACTCATTCGTTGCACGGCTCACCAAAGGCCACGCCAAGGCTGTCAGCGTCGAATCCGCAGTCCGCATCGCCCACTACCTTGGAGTGCCCGTGGACGAAATTTTTGCGACCAAGCTGGACAGCATTACTGTTCAGATACACCCGAAATCCAGTTCAGCAAGGAAGGCGGCATAGTCATGTCGTACCTCGAAATCCCCGCAAATGACAACCCGGCCAGAATCCGCCAAGACATCGCAGCCAAGCTGGAAGTTTTGCAATCCGAATTCTCACCATTGGCGGTGCTGTCCATGACCATTCTGACCGGTCTGGTAGACATGCTGGGGAACGCGTCATGAACAAGAAGACAGCCCCCGAATTCCGCAGCTTCGACGACCCGCGCCGGCACGTCCCCCGCCTCGTCTACGTGGCCGACCACCCAGACCACCATCACGGCGTCTGGCAGATGTCGGTACGCGACCACCACAACAACCTGCACGGGCGATGCCACGATACATGGGTGGAAGGACTCACATCCTGCCTCATGTGGGCGCACGTCAACGCAGCCCACGGCCTCACCCAGAACTCGGCCACCACCGGGGCGTGGTTGTGATGGCACGCCACCTAGCCCCAGCCACCCGCGCCCGCCTCATCCAAGAGGACTACGCGGGAATGTTCCCCCACGCCGCCGCCGCATTCGACACCCACCGGCACACACTCGGCCTTGGCAAGCACGACGCCGCCACCACACGAAAGAGCTAGAACCATGATGACCTATGAAGACATCAACAATGGCTACGACAAGCTGGGAGAAATCGACGACTCCCGCGACGCCGCCGCCCGGATATGCGCCCAACACCTCCTGAACGGCAACATCGACGCCGCGCACCGTTTCGCAGAGCGGTTCCGGATGCACACCCGGAACGCTGACGAACTCCGCGCCCGGCTCACAGAAGCCATGAACGAAGTCCGCGATGAAGACCTGGCGGCCACGCCATGACGCCCACGACCGAGATGGCCACGGTGTGCGAATGCACCGAATGCGCGCCACCCACAGCCCCACCCATCACCCACATTTACTGTGTCCACCACGGCGACCCGCAACGCGCGCTTTGCGGAACCCCCCGCAACCGCCCCGTCGAATCCCTGCGCGTCATCGGTAGACGCTACCCCACCCACCGGAACATGTGCATCGTGTGCATGGACATGGCGCCCCGCCCGTGCCCGGAATGCGGCGGCTGAAATGGAAACCATGGAACCACTCGAAACCCCGGAAACGGTAGCCCACCTTTTCCACATCGACGTGCGCACGGTACGCACCAAAGCACACACCGGGGAATGGCCTGCAGTCAGTTTCGGCCCCCGAACTCTCCGTTTCACGCCGGAACAGCTCGCCACCATCGTTGCCCTGCACACCATCACCCCCGCGCCGGCACCCGTTGAAAGACGCCTTGGCACCAGGGCGCGCCGGAACTGATTTTTTTTACCCAAAATTTCCGTTTCAAACACTAGAAACACCCATTACAAGAGCGTAAAATTGAAGCATACCGAAAGGACAAGCTCATGTACGAGCCCAGAATGACCAAAGAACACGCGGTAGCGGCAGCCCGCCACATGATCGTCACGTTCCACAAGGAACTGCCCGACATCGACTGGTTGAGCGTTCACTACCTCACCAACCAGTTCCAGCGGGATCTATCCGCCGCCATCCAGTGCGACATTGACGGAGACAGGCTGTTGGAGATCTTCGAAACTCTGGACCGGATGGAGGAACTGTACTACTTCACCGGGGAGTATTCCGACATGCGCCCCGAGGACTACGGCATGGAATACGCCACCCTTTCAAATGTGCTTGACACTGATTTGTGGCGGCTGCTTGAAGACTACACGGTGCGCGCCCCGTTCTACTTCGAGGCGGCGTAGCCATGTGCCACGACACATGCAGGGTGGAGGACTGCGACTGCACTTGTGCGGGCTGCCGCCCCTCCGAATGCGACAAGTGCCCAAGGTGTGGTGCCGAATACGACGCCACCCCAGCCGGCGGCGGCGTAACTGACTATTACGACTCCCCCAGCTACCGCAACATGGGGCAGAAATGATCGCCATGGACACCGACACGAAACCGGGGCTCTCCGCAATCACCGACCAAATCCGCCACCTGTACTGCATGGGACGCCACGAAAGAATAGTCGGCCAGGAACATGCATTCTGTGGGGCGATACGCAACAAGCCACATGCGGGCATCGTCCTCATCGCACAGCTTGAGCACGAAAACTTTTGCCTCGTGTGCACCGACATCATCAAACATGGCGGCAGCCTATGCGCCGCATGCAGGAAGGGCAAGAAATGACCATCCAGACCCGGCAGCCCACAGGGAAACCCCCGTGGCCCATAACCCTCATCGCTGGCGGTGAGAAAGCGGGCAAGTCCTACGCCGCCGCCCTCGCCTCCGCATCAGACCTGATCGACCGCACATTCTGGATCGGTGTCGGAGAAGACGACCCCGACGAATACGGCGCCATCCCCGGCGCACGTTTCGAGATTGTCCCCCACAACGGCACCTACCGGGAAATCTTGGGCAAAGTGCGGGAAGCCGTCACCGAACCCACCCCCAACGGCAAGCCCAACCTGGTTGTGATCGACTCCGGGACGCGCCTGTGGGAAATGCTCTCGGACGAAGCCCAAGCACGGGCGAACGCCCGCCGCAAGGGAGCCAAGACCGACGCGGAAGCCGTCATTGGCCCCGACCTATGGAACCGCGCCACAAACCAATGGTTCGATGTCATGGACGCGTTGCGGGCACACAACGGCCCGTCCATCATCACGGCACGTCTGGACATTGTGACCGTCATGGACGCGTCCGGGAAGCCCACGAAGGAAAAGACCTCAAAGGTCAAGGCGCAAAAGTCGCTGCCCTATGACGTGGGTGTGGTCATTGAGATCCCCGAACGCGGGCAAACCTACATCACCGGTGTCCGGTCCCTGAAATATGACGTACAGGTGGGTGACAAGAAGCCGCTTCCAGACTTCACCATGGACAACCTGTGGCGCATGCTGGGCGTGGACGTGGACGGTGCCACCGCCCCGCGGCAATACTCGGGCGCTGACGGGCGCACCTCGGCCACCATGGCCGACACGGCACCAACGGACGCGGACGCCGCAGCGGCAGCCGTCAACCGCTACCGGAACACGCGGACACCACATCCCGAACCGGCACCCGAATCCCAAACACCGCCCGTCCAGACACAACCTGACTGGCCCGCCCTGTTCGCCGCAGCCTCCGGGAACCGGGACAAGCTCATGGCGCTACGCAACCAAGGACACCGGGCCGGCATCCCCAACACATACGGCATGTTCGCCGCCATTGACGCCGAACTCGCACGTCTCGCATCGGAAACCCCAGTCGAAGGAACGTTGGTCACAGCATCATGACACTCAAAGAAGAACTGTTGAAAACCGCCCTCATGGGCGCCATGACGTTCGTAGTCAAGGACATCAACGACGCCCACCGCCACAACATCATGGACACCCTGCTAGACAGCTACCGGGACACTGGCAACAAATCCTATTCCGTGGCCCTGCCCGACGGAACCAAAGTGGCGACGATCACCCTGAACGAGCCCAAGCCCGAAACGGTGGTGTCCGACCCCGCGGCGTTCCAGGAATGGTGCAAAACACACCGACCCGACCTGCTTGAACACATCGAACATGAAGCCATGCCCGCATGGTCACAAACCATCGAGTACCCGGCCACGGAGGCATGGACGGAAACCGTCCTGAAAGGTGCCGCCGCAGCCCACATTGTGGAGGACTACAAAGTGGCTGGCGACATGTACGTGACCCCGGAAGGGGAACCCGTGGACGGGATCGAATACCACCCAGCGGATGAGCCGTCACGGTTCACCATGACGTACACGGCCAAGGATCACGGCACGTCCGTAGTCCAGGCATGGCGTGACGGCCAAATCCCCTTGGAGCTTGACAGCAACCTCCCGCGCATCGGCGCCTAACCGAAGGAACCCAAACCATGTCCAATGAAACCACCATCACCATTGTGGGCAACCTGACCGCAGACCCCGAATTGAGGTTCACCCAGTCCGGGCAGCCCGTCGCCAACTTCACCATCGCCTCAACCCCGCGCCTGTTCGACCGGAACACCAACGAGTGGAAGGACGGGGAAACCCTGTTCCTCCGTTCGTCCATCTGGAAGGAAGCCGCCGAGAACGCGGCGGAATCCCTGACGAAGGGAATGCGCGTCATCGCGTCGGGCCGTTTGAAGTCCCGCACCTACGACACGAAAGAGGGTGAGAAGCGAACCGTTACGGAGCTGGAAATTGACGAGATTGGCCCGTCGCTTAGGAACTCCGTCGCACGAGTGACCCGCACCGACAGAACCGGGAACCGCGGCGGCGCACCGACCACACAGGCCGGTTACGGCGGCTACCCGCAACAGACCGCAGGTTACCCGCAACCGAACCAGCAGCAGGCAGCACCGTGGGGCGCAACCCAGCAGCCCCAAACCCCGCCAGGCCCCGGCAACAACCAGCAGTGGAACCAGCCAGCCGGCGCCCCATGGGGACAGTCCTACTAACCCAAATCGTCCGGGGCGCCGCACCTTCCACCGGTGCCCCGGCACACCCAGAAAGAAGAACCCCATGCGTCACATCGACTACCGTTTCATCGAGCTCCAAGAACCCGAGATGCCCCTGTTTGTGGACTGCCACCGGTGCGGCATCCGACTCGGCGTCGGCTCAAAAGCCGACTACTGCGCCACCTGCCGCAACGTCATGCGTCGCGGACGCCCCCACTACGATGGCATGCTCATCCCCGAATTTCAGATCAACCTCTACACGCGCAGCAAGAACGGTTCAGGGCTCACCAACACCATCCACGCCCTACGGGAAAGCAAAGTCCTGTACTGGCACGACAACATGTATGACGACCGGGCCGTACTCGCCTACATGCTGGACCTGTGCGGGCACCTCCCCCACACAATGGTGACCATCACCAACCCTGGCGAAACCCTCGCCCACTGGCAGGACGACGATGATCCCGACCACATCATGCCGTGGATTGAGAAAGCCATCCACGACGCGCAAGCCCTGGCAGCCTAGCCATGGGGCAGCTCGTCCTTGGACGGTTCAGCGTCCGTTGCAGGTGCGGGAAAATCGTCGGCCTGTCGCTGGAAGACGCCCGGATGCAGTACCGCAAATTCTCCAAAAAACATGGCAGCACCAACCCGGTCAGGTATTACCGATGCCAGTACAACTCGTGGCATTGGACCAGAAAACTGGAATGGAAAGAATCCACCACCCCGCCCTGTCCCCGCTGCGGGAAAACCATTTACGACGACACCCACGACCCGGAAGCAGGCAGTTATTGCACGCTCGCCTGTCACGACCTCGCCAAGCAATATCACAACCAGGCCAGACGGGCGGCGTCCAGATCATGAAAACTGCCCTAATCATCACAGCGGGCGTCCTCGCCGTTGTCGGGCTCCGGGCCGTCATCCTCGCCTACACGTCACGGTGCACGGTCACACCGCCCACCATCGTTTTTTCATCAGAAGATTTTCCACTCACACCGGAAGAAATGGCCGCTGCAAATGCGGAAGACGACCTAATCCTGTGGGAAAGGCAGTTCAACACCCCATGACCATCTATTACCAGGACGACATGGTGACGCTCCACCACGGGGACAGCCTCGAAATCCTGCCAACCCTTGACATGGAGGCTGCGGCGCTACTCACAGACCCACCCTATTTCAAGGTCAAGGCCGACGAGTGGGACAACCAGTGGGACAAAGCCCACGAATTCCTGTCATGGATGGGCGTGTTCCTCGACCACGCGAAACCGCTACTTGCACCCAACGCGTCCGTGTGGGTGTTCGCCTCCCCGGTTATGACCTCATCCGTTGAACGGATCATCGGTGACCGGTTCCGTGTCTTGAACTCGATTCGGTGGGTCAAGGAATCCGGTTGGCACCAGAAGGCCGAGCTTGCGGCCATGCGTTCCTACCTTTCCCCGTGGGAAGGCATCGTTTTTGCGGAGCAGTTCGATGACGTGTATGGGGACGCGGCCAAGGCGTTGCACCGTGAAGTGTTCGCACCTATCGGCCACTACATGCAGGCCGAATGGGAGCGTGCGGGCTGGAAGTCCGGGGCGTTGGGTGTGGCGTTGGGTTATGACTCGGCACTGCCCACACGCTGGGCCGAGGGCTCATCCCTGCCAACCCGTGACGCGTACGAACGCATGCGCGGAATCCTGAACAGCACCGGTTCCGACTACCTGGCGAAGGATCACGCGTACCTGCAAACCGAATACGACTACCTGCGTCGCGAGTATGAAGAACTGCGCAACGAATTTGAGACGCTACGCCGCCCCTTCACCATCACCGACCGGGCACACTCCACCGACGTCTGGAACTTCCCACCCGTCACATGGCACCCCGGAAAACACCCATGCGAGAAACCCCAAACCATGCTGCGGCACATGATCCAAACCAGCACCCGCCCGGGCGACACGGTTCTAGACCCGTTCGCTGGATCTGGCGCCACCCTGGACGCGGCCAGACAGCTAGGACGCCGCGCCGTCGGCATCGAAAAAGACGAGCACTGGTGCGAGGAAATCGCGCGGCGCCTGTCACAGAACGTACTCAATTTTGGAGAAGTGGCATGACCAAAAAGACTGTCCAACGGTGCGGCACGCACCACGGATATTTCGACCACAAACGCAACGGGTCCCCCGCATGCACTGTCTGCCTCGCCGCCTATGCGAAGTGGATGCGGGAATACAGACACCGCACCGGGCGCAACACCCACACACTCACCCCAGACACCATCCTGCAACGCCACGGAATCAAGGTAGAACCATGAATGCCACCAAAACAGATATCGACTGGACCGACCTGTTTTGTGGGCGCGGCGGATCTACAACCGGCATTAGCCAGGTTCCGGGAATGTCCGTGGCCGTAGCGGCAAACCATTGGCAACTCGCCGTTGACAACCACGCCGCAAACCACCAAGACACGGACCACATTTGCGCCGACATTTCCCAGCGAGACCCGAAGTATTTCCCGCACACCGTGGCAGCGTGGGGCAGTCCAGAATGCACAAATCACACCGTGGCCAAAGGCAAAAAGAGAGTCACGAACCAGCCGGACCTTTTCGGTGACACACTTCCCGACGAGGCTGCAGAACGGTCACGCGCCACCATGTGGGACGTTTGCCGGCTGTCCGAATTCCACAACTATCAGATATTCATCACCGAGAACGTGGTGGAGGCGGCCCGCTGGGTCATGTTCGATGCATGGCTTATGGCAATGACCGCACTGGGCTACAACCACCACATCGTCTACATGAACGCGATGCACGCCCAACTCGGCGGGTTACCCGCACCACAATCCCGGGATCGCATGTACGTCGTTTTCTGGAAGAAGGGCAACAGGGCCCCCGACTTTGACCGGCTGCGCCCCAATGCCTACTGCCCATCATGCGGGGAAGTTGTCCGCGCCATGCAGGTCTTCAAAAAGCCTGAACGGTGGGGCAAATACAAAGCACAATACAACTGGCGTTGCCCGAAACAGTCTTGCAAAAACCGGATCATCGAACCGGCATGGCTGCCCGCCTCAACCGCGATTGACTGGACCCTGCGCGGGCAGCGGATCGGAGACAGGCCACTACGCAAGTTCACGGACAAGAAGACGAACACCGAGACATGGGCGCCCCTCGCCCCCAAGACTCTCGCCCGCATCCACAACGGGCTGGAAATGTACGGGTCCACACCCATGAGCATTGATAGTGTCCGCGGGTCACAGATCATTAGCGCCGTGGACCGGGAACCGTTCGCCACCCAGACCACCGCATACACCCGTTCACTGCTGATCCCTGTAGAGGGACGCGACGGAAAGACGGCCCAGCCCGTCACGAACGCCATGCGCACCCAAACCACCCGCAACGAGACGGGGATACTCACGCCCGGGCATTCCATGCTCATGGAGTACTACGGCAACGGCACCATGCACGAACTGACCAAAGCCATCCCCACCATCACCACGCATGACCGGTTCGCCATGATTACGACCCTGCGCGGGCACAACACCCCGAAACTGGTTTCGGATGTTCTGGACACGTTCGCCGCCAACGGACTGCATCACGGGCTCACCGAATGGGACGCCGCCGAACTCGACGATTGCGAATTCCGCATGTTGGAGCCGCACGAGATTAGCCGTGGCATGGCATTTCCCGAGAACGAAACGGAAATCGGCACCAAGCGCGAACGCGTGAAAATGTCCGGTAACGCTGTCTGCCCGCCGTGCGCCCGTGACCTGGCCATTATCACCGGGGAATCCTTGATGATGTCATGAGCGCCCTAGACACCAAGACGGCACCGGCCGACCAACTGGCACCCGCACAAAGAACAAAACATATCTTCCACATGAACTGCAACCGGGAGGTACACCCGAAAACCGCCTATTGCGGATTCAAGGGCGGCATCATCGGCATTACATGGATACCCGCCACAGCGAAACCGACAGACTGTTCATTGTGCATCCTGTGCCGAGAAACAACCGGGTGCCCGCAATGCGGCTACAAACCCTAAGATCAGGTGAAAAAATGAGAAACCATATTCTCAACGGCGAGTGTTCCGTTTACCGCGTGTTCGACTGGAACGAGCGACTGTTATACGTTGGCATGTCCCACGAACCATACAAGCGGCTAATGCAACACAAGCGGAACAATGCACCATGGATACCGTTTGCATCGTGGATTAGCATACTCAAATATGAGCATAGGAGCGGGGCTGAATTTTTGGAGGCCAGGGCAATTATTGAGGAATCCCCGTTCTGGAACAGGCAGAGTCCTGTTCGCCCACTGGAAGGACCGGCGCCAGAACCTCTAGACGGAGTGTTTTTTATGATTCCCGAAGATTGGGCGTGGTGATCGGTGGCACGTATCAGGTCTATCAAACCGGAAATCCGCACAAGCGAGAAAGTCAACGCGTGGCCGGTGGAGATCCGTTATTTCTGGATTATGCTCTGGGGATACGTTGACGACTATGGCAAGGGACGCGATAACGCAAAACTAATTGTTGCGGACACGTACCCGCTGGACGATAACGTGACCCCGGCGATGGTGGAGGAATGGTTATGTGTCCTGGCGCATGATGATGTAATCGCGCGGTATGTGGTGGACGGCAAACGGTATCTTGTGGTGCTGAACTGGGCGGAACATCAGCGCCCGTCACACCCGGCCAAGAGCGTTTTGCCAGACATGCCAGACGACTATAACGGTTCGGCAACAGAAAACTTGGTGCCTGCTCAAAAATCGAAACCAACCCCGCCGCATCCCAGTAATGGCGCGGATTACGGTAGTCCTCGCGAAGGTCTCCGGAGGATTACCGTAAATGATTCCCCTGAGCAGGGAGCAGTGAGCAGTGAGCAGGGAGCAGTGAGCGGGGGTAGCGCGGGCGCACCGCCGCGATCCAGCACCGCCGCGCGAAGCTCAACACGCATCCCGCGCGACTTCAAGGCAACGCCCCCAATGATTGCGTGGGCGTTGGAAAACACCCCAAACGTCAACTGGCAGAACTCCACAAAAAGATTCAAATCCTACTACAACTCCGTCGCCGGTAATTCACAGCTCAAGACGGATTGGGTGGAGGCGTGGAAATCGTGGCTTTTGGGTGACCAAGAAAAAGCGGCGGCCAGACCGCAGCAGTTCAAGACGGCGGCGGAAAAGAACTTAGAAGCCGGTGCGGCATTGCATGCGAAGTATTCGGCTCAATTGGAAATTGAAGGAACCCAGTAATGAACATTCTTGAAACAACGTCGTATCTGACTTGGCTTTCACAGTCGGATGGGCGGGTGAAGGTGACGGACCCGAATGTACAGATCTGGGCCGCCGCCCTGGCCGCCGCGACCAACGCCGAGGTGCGGGAAGCAACGTTGGCACACTACCGGGGCAACGACACCTGCGTGACACCGCACATGATCCGCAAGGCGTGCGCGGAAATCCGGGAACGCACGACGGCGACACAATCAGCGTTGACCGCCGGCCCGGCGTTGACGGCGGAAGTCCCGTACGACGCGTACGTGAAGCACATCCACCGGCCCGAGTTTCAGGCCATGTTCGAGGCTGGCCGGCGCGAGGGAAACGCACACCGGGCGTACAAGCAGACGTTGCGGGAGACGGGCAGCCGTGAGCTGGCGAAGGCCGCCGGGGAACGGGCGCGGGCAGCGTGACCGTTTACAAGCGTTACGGCACGAAGGCACAGCAGCGGGCCGCAACCGAGTTGCGTGACCGTGTGGCAGCAGCCGAGGTCGAGGCTGCGGAAGCGTACCGGTGGGAAATGGCGTTGTTGCAGTTGCGGTTGCAGGCTGCGGAGCAGGCCAGGACGGATGCCCGGTTGTTGCGTTTGCGGCGGCGTGTGGCGGTTGCGGAGTCTGCGGCGCGGACTGCGGAGCAGGAGGCCGAGGAAGCCGGGGCGCGTATGGCGGAGGCGGAGGCGGTGCGGGTGTGGGCGTTGCGGCGTTGGCCGGAGTCGGTGGATCTTGGGCCGAGGCGTGCGGATGCTGCGGTGGCGGATGCTGCCGCGTTTGGGCGGGCACACGCCGGGACGCCTAGAAGCCGCGCTATGACGTTGCGAGGGTCACGGATGCCTACCCATAGCCAAACCGTTACGGTAATCGATTCTGACGGCTATTCTGTGGCTGTGGGGGCACATCCTGAACGGCGCACACAAACACTCCAAGCGGAGGAACTAGCATCATGACCAGGAACAGGGCATCAGCCAAAGCAGCCGGCAGCAGTTTTGAACGCAGCACGGCGGACTACCTCGCCGCCGTCTTGCACGATCCCGGAATTGACCGGCAGGTGAAGACCGGCGCTCACGACAAGGGCGACATTCGGGGCGTGACCATTCACGGGCAGCGTGTGGCTGTTGAGTGCAAAAACACGGCGAAAGTCCAGCTTTCCGTGTGGGCGTCCGAGGCCGAGGCCGAGCGTATCAACCTGGCAGCGCTGGCAGGTGTGACGGTGCACAAGCGTCACGGAAAAGGCAGGGCCGCCGATCAGTGGGTGACGCTCACGCTGCGCGACTTTGCCGCCATCCTGTCCGGCGTACGGCCCGAGGATGCCTGAAAATTTCTTCAAAAAACCTTTGCCAACCTATACCGTTACAAGTGGGTAAGTCGTACACTTGAAGTATCAGCAAAACAGCACCACAACCCCGGCGAAGGAGTACACCGCCAATGCCCTAACCAGCAGCCCCGTTCCGTCATTGGAACCCGCACCGGAACCAGCCGGGCACCACCTGCAAGCGGTGGGGCGGGAACACAGAAAAAGCCCTTGATCCCCCAAGGAGAACAAAATGTTTACCACCATCAAAACCCTTTGGCATCGGGTTATCGCCACCATCATTACGGCTGACCCGAACCCGGAATACTCGGCACTCGATCATTGGGCTGGCCTGAAATGAGTACGCCCGCACCGGCCCGGTTGCCGGATCTTCCCGGCCTGGTTCGCGGAATCGTCGGCAAGAAAGAAAACCCCGACGGGCGGCGCACCCTCTACACGCTGCAATGTGAAAACTGTTTCCAGCTAGAAACGCCGGAACATTTGGTTCTCATGAAAACACATTTCCACACGCGCGGAACCGACCGCCGCCGCCTATGCCCAGAATGCCGCATCCACCTATTCCCAGACTGCAACTGTTGGGGCTGCATCGAAGACCGGGAAGAATCCCGCCGAAACAAAAGAAAGACAGAACCCGGCCATGCTAGTTGAAATGTTCGGCGGACCGTGCGACGGAATGATGATGGAACACCACCTACCACTCCCCCGATACGTCTTAACCCCAGAACTCCCCATCGAAACAATCAACAAAACCATTGCCGAAAACCCGGACGCAGAAATTGGGATAGCCATTTACCGGGCAGACGCAAACCACCCATCCGGGAAACCTGTCTACACATTCCAAGGAATCAGAACATGAGAACACCAACCATCACCGCCGGATGCATGGACTGCAACCGCCAAAGCTTCCACCCCACCACGACCGAAGCCAACACGGAACTGTTCTGGCACGGCCTCGAAAACCCCAACCACCGGCCCCTCATCGCAGACGCCGCCAATGGTTGGCACCGGGCATGGGTTGACCTCGACCAACCCAACAACCACCCCGCACGAATCGACCGGAAAGAAGCGTCACCATGGCTTACACGCTGACCATCAGCCAAAGCGACAGCACGGCCAATGTTGTGTGGGACTTGGAAGGCAACGCCAACGATGCCATGAACGAACGTGTGGCACGACTCCGCACCCACCATATCGAGTTCGCGCGGACGTTTGACAGCATCTATTACCAACGCCCCGTGACGGGCACGAGCGTAACACTCACATACAAGGACGAGGCCGAGTCATGAAGACCATGGGTGAACCGTGGCAGCGGGAAGACTGCCCGGACGGCGTGAAGTCATGTCACGGGCACTACACCACCCCCGGCGCGAAAGTTTACGACATTGGGCACACCGACAGCCGCAACTTTCACTACGTGAACGAGGTGGAAAACCTGGCCCGGGACAAGCGATTCACGGACGCCGAGCTGGCCGCCGAATACTGGCGGGCATCCGCCAACCCCAGAATCCGCGCATACCAGCGCGACGAGGCCGGGAACGTTGCGGGCATTCCTGGCACCGGCTGGGAATACGAACACCAAATCATGCGCCGTTTAGCTACCCGCCCCAACTACGACGAGGACACCCGGCCATGATGCACGCATCGGTCAAACTGATCACGGGCGACGAGTACCAAAAATACTTTGACCCGAACAACGCCGTCCAGTTGGGCGACATGTTCACCCCGATTCTTCAAGGACTGCGGGAAGGGCTCATTACCGCCGTCGTCATCGAGCCCGCACTAAGGCCCGAATCATGACCACCCCAACACCCGAAGCCATCGAAGCCGCCAAGGATGCGATGCGGACAGTCACACCGCCGCCCGGAGTGTCGAAATCTGACTGGCTCGCTGAGCATGGCGGATGGGCACTGTTGGCCGGCGCTGTCGCCGCTGCTGCCCCGTTCATCGCCGCCCAAGCCAAAGTTGAGGCACTGGCACCCATCCTCGCGCTGCACCAGCCATCCCAGGTCTGGGAGTACGACGACGTAAACGGAGTGTTCAAGGTGGACGCAGACGGCGAGCAAATCCCCATGCACAAGCTCTGCATCGAATGCACGAGCGAGGACGTGCTGGAAGCGGTGGGCGATTGCGACTACACCGAGGGAAGCCTGTCCGGTGAAGTCCGCTGGCCGTGCGCAACCTACGCCGCCGCCACCATCGAAGGGAAAGACTCATGAGCAGCCTGAACGAGACCGTAGCCGATTTCGAGCACGGCGGCGTGAACTACCAGATCGACAAGCTACTTGACCAGCCCGGAGTGTTCGCCTTGTTTGAGATTGGCGAACTTGGCAGCGCACCCAACCAGGTACTCGACTTCATCTGCTTCGACGATGACGAAGAAGACCTGATCGACACCGCGAAGGTGGCGCTGGACGATGAGTGACCCCGTGACGGCCCCGGACTTGGAACTGACTCCGGTCACCTTCGCGGATGCTTGCGCGTTCGTGGCCCTGCACCACCGCCACAGCAAGCCTCCGGTCGGGCATAAGTTCAGCATCGGTGTGGAGGCTGGCGGGAAGCTCGTTGGTGTGGCCATGGTGGGCCGTCCCGTTGCCAGGATGCTTGACGACGGCCTCACGCTCGAGGTGAACCGGACCGCCACGGACGGCACACCCAACGCGAACTCGAAGCTGTACGGGGCGGCGTGGCGTGCAACCCGCGCACTCGGCTACCGCAAGCTCATCACCTACACGCAACGCGCCGAGTCCGGGTCATCACTACGCGCCGCTGGCTGGCGTGTCATCGCCCAACGCCCCGCACGCCCCGGCTGGACCACGCCCAGCAGACCCCGCAAAGACCACGGCACCGGCTACACCGAACGCACACTATGGGAGGCATCATGACCAACACAACACCACCAGCCCCGGATTTGGAGAGCATCATCGCGGCAGCGCTGGCAGGGCATGACACTTGGGTGCCAGATACCGAGCACGGCGCCGTCGTGTGCGACGAGTGCGGGTGGGAGATCTATTCCAAGTGGGTTGATCCGAACGCCGAGCAGACGACAGAGCAACGGAAGTACGCTCATCAGGCCCGTGCTGTGCTGGCCGCGCTGCGTGGGGCCGGGACGGTTCAGTTTGGCGCGACGGGCGAGGGGCGCGTCAGGGAATACGGCAGGGACCGCCGCAGTGCGCAGCTCAGCGCCCGCAGACGTCGCGGTGCGCTTGTCTCCCGCATGGTCACGCCATGGACGGCGGTGGAGGTGTGAGCGCCACTTATGAGCAAGCCACCATGAAAGCCCGGACACTTCCCGGATACACCCCCAACGAGGGGCACGCAGACCGCACCCGTGACCTGTGGCCCATGCCGTCCAACAGCCGCCGACGATGCCTCTGCGGATGCAACACGCGAGCAACACACAGCGGCGGAAACAACGCCATCGCGCTCATGTACGGATGCGAACTGCACGTGCGCCGATGGGTTCGAGACGGATACACAAGGAGAACACCATGACCACGCTTGACGAGATCCAGGCACGAGCCGACGCAGCAACCGAGGGACCGTGGAAGGCAAATGATGTAGTCGATGAGGACACGGGTGATTTGGAGTATTCCGAGATCCTGCACGACTACAAAAGAGAGTCCGGGGGCGTGTGGCCGAATCAGATTCTCGGCACCATGGATTACGACTCCGCCGACGCCGTGTTCATCGTCCACGCCCGGGAGGACGTGCCGCGCCTGGTTGCCGCGCTCCGGGCCATTGAGGCGAGCATTGCCTACTGGGAAACCCTCTCGGACGGCGACCGACACTATGCCGGAGTCATCCGGAAACACATCCGGGAGGCGTTGGGATGACCGCCGGGTATGTTCGCGGCTACTACGGCGTGCCAGCCAAACGGGGAATGCGTGTGACCGTCGAAGGCAGGCCGGGTGTGATCGTGTCATTCCCCGGCCAGTACATCGGCGTCCGGTTCGACGGCGAAAAGTTCACATCCAAATGCCACCCCACATGGGAAGTCCAATATTTGCAGCCGGTGGAATCATGAACCGCCGACCAAACCTGCAAGAGTCCATTTCTGCCATCCTGTTCAACCACCCAGTCAGTGACGGGGCAGGCATGACCACCGAAGACATTGCCGAACAATGCGATGCCGCTTCACGCGCCATCATGGCCGAGCTGGCCAGCCGCTACATCATCCCGTGGGAAATCAGCAGAGCCCCGTGAAGTGGCAACCAGACCCGGCAGACCTGCACCACCCAGTACACGCCACCATCACCGGGTGCGACTACAAGGACACCAACCTTGTCTGCGCCGCCGACGGCCAAGACTGGCCATGCGAAACCAAACAAACGTTACGGAGCACCACACCATGAGCGACCAGCTCAACCCCCAAAACACGGGTCACCGCCCGCACGGTGGCGACAGCGGATGGTGCAAACTCAACGACCACGCCCACTGCCTCTACCCCAAATGCACATGCACATGCCACAAGGACCAACCATGAACCCTGACTGCCGCGACGGAAAACACCGGACATGCTCCGGCACCGGGTGGGACGACAACACCGACCAGCCCGCACCATGCCCCTGCACATGCCACACCACCGACGAGGCACCGCAACCATGAACATCAGTGGAACCTACGCCCGACGCCCCACAACCATCCTGGCCGCCGGCCAAACCCCAACCATCCCCGGAAAGCGCACACCCGCCATGCCCACCCAACAAGAACACTATCCCTTCTGCCCGTGCCCCACCTGCTTCACCATCAGGGAAAAAGCACACACCGAGCATTGGGCGTCTCTCAACCTGCACGAACGCATCCAAGAAACCCTGAACGCCAAAATTGAAGGCGACAACGGCAGAATGCCCGAAAAGGGGATGTTCAACTGCCGGGACATCCAAGACCTATTGGCCGAAAACATCCGGCTCACAGCCGAAAGGAACACGCACCAATGAACCACCCAGGAGCACCCGCCGCCGACATGAAACCGGAATGGAAATCAACCTACCCCATGCTGCATTATGCCTTGGAAACCATCAACCCGGACGAGTCACACACCTACGAAACTGTGGACGCGCAACGCGTGAAGTTCGCGGACGGGTTCGTGCAATTCTGGAACGAGCGCGGCCCGGACGAAGTGGACGAACTCGTGCTGGCTGTCGCCTACGTGGACGTGGCCAGCGTCTACGAAACCCCCACAGCGGAACCCCGCAACACGCACCCGGAAATCCTGGCGAAAGCCACCGAATGGGCACCCATACGGGAAGCAAACCAGCAGATCCGCGAAATCGTGCGTCCCGCCAAAGTCGCCGCCGAATTGCTGAACCTTGACACCGGCGACATATAAAACTATGCCCAAAATATCCATTACAAACGGAGGGATCACCCGTTTGCAAAGATATAATTATGATATGCAACCAACAACACCGGTTAGTTCCTCAACCCACAAACGGGGCTGTTGCTGGAATCCGTACGGGACATGCTCACGGCATTACAAATGCTCATGCCACACCCCCACGCCGCGCCAAGCCATCACCGAGGCACAAAAACGGTGGCAAGAACTCATTACCGAAATGGTGTCCGAAACCAATGACGACTGAAACCCAATGCCCCACCTGCACCCGCACCAACTACACAGACGCCACCATCTGCCCCGCCTGCCGCAACTACCTCGAAACCTGCCTACTAGAAACCAGCTCACTACTGGACGACCTCGACGTAACCCTCACCAAACAGGCACAAACACGAGGCCACGGCATGTCCGACGAAATAGACCCCGTGAAATTCATGTACAACATCGGTGCATCCAACGCCGCCGACCGGCACAAGCATGTTCTCATGTCCTGGGCCGCCCTCGTCCGTGACGAAGACGGGCAATGGCTACCAGTCGTAGACCAGACCGGCAAACCAATCCGCCGGCCAGGAGACCACCACCACATCAAAATGTGGCGACCCACTGAACGGTACACGGGCAAACCCACCGCCCAAGACGCCGCCGCCTACCTACTCCGGCACCTCCAATTCCTCACCCACCACGACGCAGCCGCCGACGCCTACGACGAAATAACCACCGCCTGCCAACAAATCGAACGCGTCATGGACATCCAACCCGGGCGCATGCTCGTAGGCGAATGCACCACCGGCCTACAACACGGCACCCCCTGCAGCACCATCCTCTGGGCTGCACCCCACACCACCAAAACCACATGCCCAACCTGTGACACCGTGTGGGACGTCAAAACCCGCCGACTCCACACCTACCGGCAAGCCACCCACACCGCAGCCACAGCAACCACCATCACCCGCGCCCTCAACCTGGGCGGCATCGCCATCGACGCCCACCGCATCCACGTTTGGGCGTCCCGCGGCCTACTCACCCCAGCCGCCCCCAGACGGTACATCGTCGGGCACGTCGCCCGGCTAATCATGCTCGCAGAAGCGGGCGAAAAACTCTCCCCCATCGAAGCTATGGAGCCCAGCAAATGACAGCGCCAGGCATGAAAGTAGAGGATCGTTTTTGGCTACACGTAGATAAGAACGGCCCAATCCCGCCCGACTTTCCCGAACTGGGGCGTTGCTGGACATGGACCATGGGCGTTGACCGCAAGGGCTACGGCGTGTTTCATCCGCATGGGGATAACATGCAGGCCCATCGCTATTCCTACGAACTGGCCAATGGCTCGATACCCGACGGTGCGGTGATAGACCACAAGTGTTACAACCCCCCATGCGTAAGACCATCGCATCTACATGCCGTTAGCTCGAAACAGAACAACGAGAACCGCCACGGCGCGAACCGAAACAACCACTCATCGGGCATCCGTGGCGTCACATGGCATAAGGGCGCATCCAAATGGGCAGCGTCCATTATGCACCAAAGAAAAAACGTTTATTTGGGCCTCTATATCGACATCCACGAGGCTGAGAACGCATGTATAGAAGCCCGACAAAAGATATTTTCCAACAGCAGACTTGATGAGGCAAGACCATGAAATATCAGCAGCTTAGCGGACAGGTAAAACAGCTTTGGTTGGACCATCACGGAGGCGTTCCGTTGGTTCCGGTCAGCGTGAAGCTGTGGATTCAAGGACGCGTTTCAGACGCGCTCATTGAGTACAGCGATACCAACGTGAAAGAGCTGTACAAGCACCTTGCATGGGATATGCGTCTTTCGGAGATTGAGACGGTACAAATGACAGATTGGCTGTCGTTTTCCCGGGATTACGGGTTCTCGGTCAAGGTTGGCGCGGACGGCAGCGTGGAACCATGACAATCAAGTTTTACCGTGCCAAGATCAACGTCACCAAATCACCCGAAACATCCCCCGACCCAAATCTTCCGTGGCGATGCAGCGCCACGGGAAAATGCCCGTTTCCCACGTACTGGAGCCAGTGGAGCACCGCCATGTGGTGGGCAACACGACCGATACGAGACGACGACCGCGAGGAAATGGGAGCATGAAAACACGCAGCAGGAAACGCCTCGAAGCCAAATACCGGGGCCAATGGGAAGCCCGCATCAAACTAGGCAAATCTTTCATCATCTACGTGGGCCGCAGCCGACACCTCAATCAATGGTCTGCACAGTATTGCAGCATCCCGGGATCGTTTTCACACGTCCGCCCCGCATTCAAACCGCTCATCCACAACGGAGGACGACCATGAGCAAAAAATGGGAAACAATCCCTTTCTACCAGATCAAGCAAGGCGACCGGTTGAAAATCGACGCCAGCGTGGATGACCGGAAAGACACCTACCGGGGCACCGCCGCACGCCGAACCGGTTCCTCATGGATGACACTGGGCGGCGCGATACTGACCGGACTAAGCCCGAGCACCGCATCAGACAAGATCCGCCGCCGCATAGTCAAGGCACCCGAACCGGAACCACTGCCCACCAAGTTCGGCAGCGTCATCCTGGTTCACGAAATTTTGAACAACGCCTTGATTGGGGCGAACCCGATTACCCTTGACCCGCCCAAACCGTTCCACCTTATCCCCACAAACACATGGACACCTGTTGGCAGCGGCGAACAATGGGGATACCACGCGTCACACATCACCAAATGGGAGCACGCGTCAATCATCCCAACAGCCACACTCACCGCCGAAACGTGGAAGCCATGAACTTTATTACGTGGGCGTGGCTGATGTTCACCATCCTCACGATCCCAGTGATGATTTGGAGCAGTATCAAAGTGATACGCGAAGAACTTCAACGGCAACGCGACTGCGAGAAGGACACCGAACCGTGACCAAGCCACCCATCGAGTGGGAGCACCCCGAGAAATGCCACGCCCACAACCGGGGCGGCAAACAATGTGGACGCAACCCAATCCCCGGCGGCGTCGTGTGCGTCATGCACGGCGGCAAAGCGCCAGCCGTGAAAGCCGCCGCCGAACAACGACTACGCACCCAAGCCATCGAAAAAGACGCCGCCGCCGTCATCGCCCACGAAGGCATCGACAACGTAGAAGACCCCCTAGACGAACTATCCAAGTTGGCGGCAGCAGCAACAGCCATGTGCGACGCCCTCGGTGCCAGGGTAAACGCCCTCGACAACCTCACCGGCTCGGACCACAACGGCGACGAAAAAATCTACGCCGAAGTACTCCTATACGAACGCGCCATGGACCGGGCCGCCCGCTTCCTCGACCTACTCGTAAAAGCCGGTTTCATGGAACGGCAAGTACGCATCCAAGAAGGCACCGCAAACGCCGTCGTCCACGTCCTACAACGCATCTTTGAACGGCTCAACCTCACCCCGGAACAGGCCGCCCAAATCCCCACCATCGTCCCCGAAGAACTGCGCGCACTCGAAGGATAAAAAAATGTCCAAAAAACCCGCTTGAAGTGTTGACAACACACACTTGAGATGTTTTACTTGTGATAGTCGATAAGTCTCTAAAGAAGACAGACGGCCCCGCGCTGAACAAGCGCCCAAAAACTACCCGGCCGGTAGCGACACTACGCCGCCAGGACCCGGCCGGGCCTACCCAAAGTCACCAGCGCCCCACCGCGCCGGAAAGGTGCACACCATGGGACAATGCAAATACGCCGAAGCCGCCGAAAAAATCGACGACAGACTAGACCAATACACGTCACGGCAAGCCGCAACCATCACCGGCATCAGCAAATCAGCCATCAACCGGCACCGCGCCAAAGACTGCATCTGCTACGGCAAACCAGCCCCCCACACCACCGGCACCACACACCCAGCCACAGCCGACATCCTCACCGGACACGTCGAAGTAGGCCCCGACGGCGGCAAATTCACCGGCGTCCAAACCACCGAAAAAGTCACCGACTGGCGGCACATCTTCCAGCGCTTCAACCTCGACCCCGAAGAATTCGAAATCGTGGGCGACACCGTACACTGCGGAACCTGGCAACAATCCAAGGCCCTCGAAGACGGCACCCGCGACATTGTGAACCTGTACTCCTACCGGGCACAATTCACCAAAAGACGCACTGGCCCTAGCGTTGATCCGGTAGCGATCCTGGCAGCACTCCGCACCGACGACAACCCGTGGAACCACCCACGCACCGCCGGCATACTCTACGGCCAAGATTCCACATTTGGAATGTGCATCAACGACATTCAACTAGGCCAGTCCTACAACGGCGGCAGCCCGGCAACGATTGCCCAATTCCACCGGTACGTCACCGAAGCCGCCCAACGAGTCACCGAACTACGGCAGCTCGGCCGCCGCCTCGAAAACCTCCTAATCGTGGTTGGTGGCGACCTTGGCGAAGGCTGCGTAATCTACCCGAACCAGGCATTCAACCTCGACCTCGACCGGAAACAACAGTCAGAGGGCATCATTGCCCTGCTGCTGCACACCCTCGACACCATGGCCCCCATGTTCGAACACGTCCAAGTGTTGGCATGCAAAGGCAACCACGGCGAACACCGCATCAACGGAAAACTCACCACCCTGGGCGACAACGACGACACGCACGCCGTAGAAATGGCGAAACTCGCACTCAGCCGCGACCCCGAAATGCGGCACATCGACTGGACAATTGCCGGTGACGAAGCCGCAGTAAGCACCCACGTTTACAAGTGGATTGTTGCCACCACCCACGGCGACGTATTCGCCAAAGGTGTGGCCGGGCCAACCACGGAACGCAAAGCCCACGCATGGATGAAAAACATGGCCGCAGCACGCAAGAGGTTTGGTGACGTTGCCGACGCCGACGTGCTCATCACCCACCACTTCCACCACGACGAAATGGCCGACTGGGGCGACACCCTGTGGCGGCAGACCCGTTCACAGGATCGGGGCTCACCCGGATTCTCCCAAGCAACTGGCACTTATTCGATTCCGGGCATGTTGACGTTCGTTATTACACCGGATGTTCGGTGGCAGGACGAGTACACGCTGACCTGACCCCATGGATGACAGTGTGTCAACAAACACCATAGTACAGCTAACGGTGTACTGACACACTGTCACCAAACCCGCACCCCTGCTATCCCCCAGGAGCACCACCATGCACATCTATCTTTCCGGTCCGATGCGCGGAATCAAGGCGTTCAATTTCCCGGCATTCGACCACGCAACCCGCATCCTCCGCAACGCCGGCCATACCGTCTTCAACCCCGCCGAAAAAGACAGGGAGAACGGGTTCGACGCAACCGGCATGACCGGCAACGAAGACCTGGCCCGTGAAGGGTTCGACCTGCGAACAGCACTGGGTGAAGACTTGGACTGGATCTGCCAACACGCGCATGTGGTGGCGACCCTGCCCGGTTCGGATGAGTCCGCCGGGGCGACCGCCGAGATTGCTACCGCGATTGCGCTGGGTTTGCCGGTGGTGCCGTGGGATGACGTGTATCTGGACAGTGGCCGGAACAAGGGGTATGTGCTGCCTACGATTGCTGAACTGCGGCAACGTTTGCAGGCACGCACTGGCACGTATGCTGGCCGTCCTGTGACGTTTGACGAGGGCGTGCGTATCGACCATGCGGACACGATCCCCGCCGATACCGTGTACATGCCCGGCGAAGAAGACGGCGACTATCCCACCGACCCGGCCCGTGTCGGTTGCCGTGGAGAATGCGACCCGTGGACGTGCGCGGCATGCCGGGCCAAGGACGACGACGAGACGCTGGAAGACTACAGCGACCGCATGCGCGCCAAGTTCACACCCGAACATGTTATGGACATATCGGCCAAACTTTCCGGCGAAACGCGCACGACCTCGGCCACTGGCGCCGAAAAAGGCGTGAAGCTGGCCGCGTTCGACCTCATCCCCATGGAAGCGCTAACGAAGGTTGCCACCCATTACGGGATTGGTGCCCGCAAATACGCCGCCCACAATTGGCGCGCCGGCTATGAATGGTCGAAGTCGTTCGCCGCCATGCAGCGTCACGCCACCCAGTTCTGGGCTGGCGAAGACATGGACACCGAAACCGGCAGCCCGCACATGGCCGCCGTCGCGTTCCACGCGCTCACCCTGCTCACGTTCATGGATGAACAACCCGGCTACGACGACCGTTACACCGCAAACCACACCACCACCTGATCCCCCAGGAGCCCAACATGCCCACACTCATTCAGAAACGCCGCGTCCAAATGCAAACCGCCGTCATGACCGACCTTGGCCCGCAGATCCACGAAGCCGTGGATTTTGTGCCGGTGGCGGATCTGGACACGTACCTTGCGGACGCGGCTACTCGCTGGCAGCGGATTGTTGTTGGCACTGACCACGACGCCGGCCCCGGCGGCGACACCTACACGGAGGAATAACACCCATGGCCCTAGGAATATTCAACTACGGTTCGGGCGGCTTCATTGTTGACCTCGGCCCCGGAACTTACCACTTCAAGAACCTCGGTCCAAGCCGGGTAGCCGTCAACATGTATGACGGCACCGCGGCGAATGGCACCATGGACAGCTACGCAACCACCCCAGATTTCGGGTGGCCGCTGGCAGTAGGCGAATCAGTGGAATTCGTCAACAGCAACGGGCGAAAGTTCATCCTCCAAGGGTCAGGTGACCCACAAATGCACGACCAATCAGCGGTATGGGTGGCATACGAATCATGACAATTTTGACAACGGCAATGAAAAACCAGCTTGCCACCTCATACATCGGCACAGCTCTCTACGGGGCACTGACCACCACGGCCCCGGGTTCCAGCTCGGGAACGGAAGTAACGGGCGGATCACCCGCATACGCCCGCATCGCGGCGGCCTGGGGAACCGTGACAAATGGTGTTGTGTCGGCATCCCCCATGGTTTTCAACGTGCCGGGTCCCGCCGTTACCGTCGTTGGCTTTGAGTTCTTCAACCTGTCAAGCGCGGGCATCTATCAGGACGGTTGCGGCATCACTTCCCAAACGTTTTCGTCCCAGGGCACCTACACGATCACGCCCACGTTCACCATCGCCTAGGAGCCTATCCGTGCTCGGATTCCCAACCGACAAAAACAACATCGACTCCCGCGCCGGATACCTCGCCCTCACACTCCGCGACACCTTCTCCGGAATCGTCATCTTCAAAGCCTGGCTAGACACCCAGCAAGACACCGACCTAACCGGACTCGGCTACACCCAAGCCGAAGTGACCCTACTACGGGCCGCATACACCGACCTGACCAACCTAAACAACATTGCCCACGCACAAGGCACCCAACCGGCGGCGTCCGACTTCTTCTGGAACGCGAAACACCTAACCGGGCTCTCATAAACGGTTAGGGGGCCACCATGGCATCATGGGTCAACCGCACCCTAGTCCAGACGGCACGCAACGGCACCGCCTCGAACACGGTATCTTTCACCCCGGCCACCGCCGGGAACCTGCTCGTGTGCGTGCTCGACGCCGCCGTGACCTCATCCACCCCGACCGGTTGGACACTGCCATCCGGTGGTTCCGCAGTCAACAACACTGGCTTGTACGTTTGGTATAAGACAGCCAGTGCCGCCGAATCCTCGTTCACGACCACACACAACGCCTCGAACTATCCGGGCGCGTACGTGATCTACGAGTTCGCGGCGGGTTCCACGTTCAAGGGTTCCGTCTCATCTGTGACGGCCAGCTTGTCGGGTGCGAACCCTGCCCTGACCGGGTTGACGGGCACTAACTCGACGTTTGGTGCTGTTGGTGTGGATGTGCCGAACACGGGCGGCAGCACCTCCACCACGTGGACGGGTTCACCAACACCCGTTGAGGACGTGGACGTGTTCGCCCTGGCCGCGTCGGGCACTGACGGTTATGAACTGTCGGTTGCTGTGGCGGATGGGAACACGGGGACGAGTTTCACGCCGACTGGTTCGGTGTCTGGCCCGTCGGTTTCGACAAAAGAGGCGCTGACGTTTGCGGTGGCTGTCGCCTCGGGCTCCCCCGCGTACAGCACGACGGCGGCCCTGGCGGGTTCTGGTTCGTTGGGTGTGACTAACACCCCGGCGATCCCTGCTGCTGCCACCCTGACCGGTGCGGGCACCCTGACCACCACGAATGCCCCGGCATGGACTGGCGCTGTCGGCATGACCGGCACCGGCGCCCTGTCGGTGACGAACGCGCCGGCGTGGACGGGTGCTGTGGGGCTCGGCGGTGCTGGCACGTTGTCGGCTGCTGCGACCCCGCAACAGTCCGCCCTTGCCGCCCTGTCCGGCACTGGTTCACTGGGTGCGGTTGCGACCGCCCCGGCCATGGCCACGACCGCATCGCTTGGCGGCACGGGCACGTTGTCCGGCGCCTCGGCCAGCAACTACAGCACAACAGCCACCCTCACCGGTACGGGTACGCTCGGCGCTTCCGCGACGGCACCAGCCCTGGCGGTTACAGCCACCCTCGCCGGTAATGGTGCCCTCTCGTCAACGAACACGCCCGCATTCACCGCCACCGTATCCCTTGCCGGTGCGGGGTCACTCACAGCCACCAACACCCCGGCGGTAGCTACCGTTACCGCCGTCGGCGGTGCTGGTTCCCTGTCTATCACCGTGACCGTACCAGCCATGACGGCCACCGCCGCACTAGGCGGCACGGGTTCCCTTGTCGGGAACACGGCAGGCAACTACTCGGCCAACGCATCCCTCGGCGGCACCGGGTCACTGGCTGCCGGTGCCACACAGCCCACCATGACGGCGACAGCCGCCCTCACGGGCGCTGGCTCGCTGTCTGTGGGCAACCTGCCACGATTCACCGCCACGGCAGCCCTAGGCGGCACCGGCGCCCTTACAGTGGGCAACGTCCCGGCCATGGCCGGGACAGCCACATTGTCCGGTGTTGGCACCCTGACCGGCAACACGGCCAGCAACTATGCCACGACGGCGACGTTGGCTGGTTCGGGCAGTTTGGCTGGGGCGGGTGTTGCACAGTTCGCAACAACTGCCGCCCTGACCGGTTCCGGGTCATTGGTTGCGTCCAGCAAACCCAGCATGGCCACAACGGCGTCCCTGTCCGGTTCTGGCGGCCTCGCACTACTCACCCGCCCAGCACTAGCCACCACCGCCAACCTGTCCGCTATGGGCGTCCTAACCACACACACCGGCGACCTGTACGAAGCCATCGTCACCGCACTGTTGGACACCAACCCGTGGCACGGACTCCTAGACGGCACCCCATGGCGGGGCGGCCAAGACACCACCGTATGGAGGGCACGCCTCGATGAATAGCTACCCGCGCGAAACCACCCAGTTTCAGCCCGTCATCGTCACCGAGAACGGCCTCACCATCACGACCGGCGTGAAATTCTCGGACGTGCCCGACGGCTCCCGCCCCACCACATGGGTCACACCAACCACCCTGAACGGGGCTATTGGTGTCATGGTGGCCGGTTACCCTGCCGGGCGGCGCCGGATCTTTGCCCAGGTCACGGCGAACCCTGAAACACCCGTGATTGATTGCGGCGTGTACATGGTCACCTGACCTGCTGTTTTTTGCCGGAATAGTGCCGACCGTTGGAGGTGGTTGTCATGGGTGGTCTTTGGCCGACCCTGCCGCGTGTGGCGTGAATGACAGTGCAAGACCGACTGTAGGAGGTCACCCTATCTCCCCGCGCCGGGGTTATGGCGTAGCCGTCGTGAGGCGGCGCAAGTTCGCGTAGCTCAATTGGTAGAGCGGCTGACTGTAAATCAGTAGGTTGCAGGTTCAAGTCCTGCCGCGTTCACGAGTACTAATCCGGCGACGGCTATAAACATCCCAACAGGGCGGTGACCCAACCACCAAGCAGGGTTTGACCGTGCCAAGCGGAAGCGGCTTGGCTCACTCGCCATGGTGTTTCATGGCTGGAACCTCGGGGAAGAACCGGGGACACGGATAGGGAGGCGGTGACACCGTTTTTCTCATTGCGCGCCTAGCCCAAATGGTAGAGGCGGCAGGCCCAAACCCTGCGTGATGCTGGTTCGAATCCGGCGGCGCGCACGCACTACACAAAACATACTACAAACAGAAAGTCCTTGATCCCCCATGGTCCTTATCTGGATACTCACCGCCATCCTGCAATCCCTCGCCTACGCCCCCGCCGTCGCTTTGTGGGCATGGTTCGGTGCGCACTGGATCATCACCGTGTTCCTGCTGCTCATCCTGGGCTGACCCGCCGGTGGGACCGTTCTTGCCGAAGGCGGTTAAAACGCGTGTGGCTGGGGCCGTAACCATCCGGACGAATCACGCACCCACCCCACAAGTTCCCGCCATGCACAGCGTGGACGGGCAACACCGGAATTTACCGCTGGCAGTTTACCGGAACCACAAAAAACCCAGCACCCTTTTTCAGGAAGGCGGACACGTCATGACCGACATGCCACAAAAAAACTGCGCCTGCGCCACCCCCATGGACAACGTGCACGGGGTCTGGATCTGCGCCCACTGCGACACCGGATGCACCGCCGACCGGCCCTGCGGGCTCTGCAACAAGTACAGTGCCCAAACCCAGCTACGCATCAACAACACGGCAAGGCTCGAAAAGCCGGACACGAAACCACCGGCCACCGATGCCTAACCCCGTCACCCCTGACTCTTTCATCCACCCGGGCACACCCAAAACGGATCTGCCCTGCTCTGCGTGCGGACAAAACCAGCTCATGGTGCTGCCGTACTGGCTCATCACCCCGGACGGTGTGAGCTGCTACGAACACAAGCTTGTGTGTTTCTGCTGCCACGCGCAAACCGTGATCTTTGTGCCTGCCAACCACCACCGTTAGGGGGATGTTGTGACTGATCTGACCGGCCAAGTTGGTTTGTGCATGAACGGCGGCAACACCATGTCGCACCTGATCCAATGGTTTACACGCTCCCACTCGTACCATGTGGTGGTGGCGTGGTCCCCGACCGAATGCGTGTCGGCGGAACCCGGCGGGGTATTGGACCGCACCAACGACGCCTACACCGGTACGGTGTGGTCACGGTTTGACCTGACCGACACGGAACGCGCCGGCATTGTGGCCGCCTGCAAAGCCAGTGAGAAACTGCCATACAACTATGCGGTCTACCCTTTCCTCGCCGTCTCACGCCTCACCCACATCCCCGTCCCCCATTTCGTGGCGGACTGGCTGGAACGGCGCCGCAACGTGGACTGCTCCCAACTCGCCGCACAAATCTACGCCGCCGCCGGCCTGCACCTATTCGCGGAAGAATCCGATGTGGTGACCCCGGGCGACTGGGAACGAAAGTTTCGGCAACTCGGCTGGCTCCCACCCACCCTCGAACCCGTGGCCGCGCCGTGAGCAACTGGCATGACCGGCACCTCGACGACCGCACCCCCGGCGACCGGGTAGCGGACAAGGTGGCCGAATACATGGGCAGTTGGAAATTCATCATCCTGCAATCCGCCATCGTCGTGGTGTGGATGCTGCTGAACACGGCCGGCTGGTTCATCTGGCATTGGGACAAATTCCCGTTCATCCTGCTCAACCTCATGTTCAGCACCCAGGCAGCCTACGCCGCCCCGATCATCATGATGGCGCAGAACCGGGCCGGTGAACGCGACCGGGCGAACGCCCAACACGACTACGAGGTAAACCTGCACAACCGTGACGAACTCGCCGCGATCCGTGCCCTGCTGGAAGACACCCGGCCTGACCCCTGACCGCTGCCTAAAGGTGGTGAACCATGCCACCGCAGACACGCTGGACTGAAACCGCTGCGCAAGCTTTCGAAACGAAAACGCCTGTGTGGGCTACCCCGGGTGCGCTCGCCCGGGCGCTCGACCACCGCACCGTGCAGACACGCGCCCTTGACCTGATCGACGCCGCCCTGGTGGAGGCGTACAACACGCCCGGTTCGCGCCTTATCGTGTCCATGCCGCCGCAGGAGGGCAAAAGCACCCGCGTCTCCGTCATGTTCCCGTTGTGGGTGTTGGCGCAGGATCATTCCAAGGCTATCGTCCTGACCTCGTATTCTGACCGGTTGGTGCGGAAGAACTCGCGCGCCGTCCGCAACTACATCACCACCGACGGGCCGCGCCTGGGCATGTCCCTCGCCCGCGACTCCCGATCAGCGATCACATGGAAGTTGGACGGGGACCGTGGCGGAATGTTCGCCGTGTCCATTGGTGGCCCGCTCACCGGTGAACCCGCCGACATCCTCATCATTGACGACCCGCACAAGGGCGCCAAAGAGGCTGACAGTGAACACCAGCGCGAGGACGTGTGGGAATGGTGGCTGTCCACCGCATCCGCCCGCCTCTCGTCCGGTGCTTCCGTTGTCATGGTGTTGACCCGCTGGCATCAGGACGACCTTGCAGGCCGGTTCATCAGCGCACCCGACGGCGCGCAATGGAAAGTGCTAAACATCCCCGCGGAGGCCGACCACGACCCCGACAAAGGCGAAACCGATCCCCTAGGCCGGAAGGTGGGCGAATTCCTCGCATCCGCCCGGAAACGCACCACCGCCGAATGGGAAGCAATCAAGGTCCGCCAGTCCGGGCGCACATGGAACGCCCTCTACCAGGGCCGCCCGTCATCCGCTGCGGGAACCATTTTCAAACGGAAATGGTGGCGCCGGTACGACACGCCGTTGTGGACGGAGGTTGACGGGGCCTGTTATGTGCCGCCCAAGGATGGGGACGAAATCATCATGTCTTGGGACATGACATTCAAGGCATCCAAATCCTCTGACTATGTGGTGGGTCAGGTGTGGTTGAAGCGCGGCCCTGACGCGTACCTGCTCGACCAGATCCGCCGCCGCATGGGATTCTCCGACTCCAAGGCAGCGTTCGAGGCGTTCGTGGCGAAATGGCCGCAAGCCAGCCTGAAACTCATTGAAGACAAAGCCAACGGCACCGCCATCCTCGACGTACTCCGCTCCGTGATCCCCGGCCTTGTCGCCATCAACCCGACCGAATCCAAGGAAGCCCGCGCCGAAGCCGTCACCCCGTTCTTGGAGGCCGGCAACGTGCACGTGCCCGCGGCGAAGGTCCGGGCATGGGCGGAAGGACTCATCGAGGAAGCCGCCGAATTCCCCACCGGCGCCCACGATGACCAGGTGGACGCCACCACGCAAGCCCTCAACCGTCTATTCATCCACCCCCAAACACAGGGCAGCGCATGGTTCGAGTACATGAAACAGCAACTGAAAAAGAGCACGTGAAGGGGCTGACATGGGATTCCTTGACCGTCTAGGTTTTCGCCGCAATAGTGTTGTGAAGACTGACCCGACCGCCGCCGCGCCCATGTTGAATGCTGACGTGGTGCGGGCCGCCAACCAAGCCCAGATGGGCACTGGCCCGTTCGCTCCCGGTGTGCCGTTGTCGGCGTACCGGGGCGTTGACGGCGCCCCGCGCCGGTTCAGCTTCCCGACCGGGTACAACATCAAGACCAGCCCTGACCGTGACGGGCGGGTTAGTTTTGAGACACTGAAACGGCTCATCGACAACTACAGCGTCGCGCGCGCCTGCATCCAGCACCGCATCGATGATGTGCGTTCCCTCGAATACTCCATCCAGCCGCGCGACGACAACGTGACCGACGCCGACAACGCCATCACCGCCGCCTATGCGGCCATGCGCCACCCCGACGGTGTGCACTCGTTCCGGGCGTGGCTCGCCATGTACTTGGAGGATGTGCTGCGGTACGACGCGGGCTGCCTCATCAAGCAACGCGACCGGCTAGGCCGCTACTGCGGCCTGCAAGTCGTCTCCGGAATGACCATGGCCCCGAAACTTGACGAATGGGGCAACCGCCCCAGTGGTAACGCCACCGCGTTTCAGCAGTACAACGAGGGCCTGCCGTGGATGGACTTCACCGCCGACCAAGTAATCTATGAACCGTTCCGGCCGCAACCGGATTCCGTGTACGGGCTCGCCCCGCTAGAGGCTGTCATGCTGACCGCCAACACGCACATGAGGTATCAGCAGTACTGGTTGCAGTGGTTCACCGAGGGCACCGTGCCGGGCGGGTTCGCAACCCTGCCCGAATCGATCAACACGCCCGACCAGATCCGCCAGTATCAGGAATATTACGACGACATGCACGC